CTAGGGTGACTTTGGGGATTGGGCGGCGTGCCATGGCAACCTCTCCTAGTGTCGCGCTGGAAACGCAGGTTGCCGTATGCCATCATATCAGACATACGGGAAAGTCGCGCAGAAACATGGAGTTCTCTGGGGTATCCCGACGTACCTGCATCTACCAGGCAATATTGACGTTGGTGACTAGCAGTTTTGACCCTAGGGGTCATTTCGTCGTTTGTCAAGTCGATGCTTATCTATCCGGTCTGTACCTGAGCGTTTTACATGACCAGCGGTCCCCCGTTTGGCTGACTTGCCAAGAGACCCCCACCCCTGGTTAGCTCTTGGTCAGGTCACAGGCCGTCACCCTGGGAAGCGGGGGGCTCTCTTGTCCGGGAGCCAGGGCGGCGGCGGTGGCGCACTGAGGGAGCGGGGCCGCTTGCGTCCGAGGGGCCGCAAGCGGCCCCTTCTCTCTCCACAGGCCAGGAGTGCGAAAACGGTGCGCATTCCTGATGGGGGGGTCGTCCTCTAGGTGCGGGGCGGCCCCCCCGACTCGCCAGAGTCCAACCCGACAGCTCCCCTGAGAACTTCCTGATACCCTGACTCGGTTCGGAAACCTTAAGAGGGGAGCCTTAGTGTTAAACAGATTCCGGCATGCCGTCGTAATTGCGGCGGCACTAACCATCGGGGGCATCCTGTCACCCCAGCCGGCGCAAGCCGAGTACGAGCCCGGTATCACCGTGGACATCACCGCACTCAAGTGCGGGGCGGAAATCGTCTTCACGAATGACACCGAGTGGTACTTCTGGGGCGACTTCCGGGGGGCCAACGATGTCGGGACTCCCGACTCCGAGCTGCCCCCCCTGCCGGCCGATCCGGTCGACTACGGCGACGCGCATGACCACGGGGTAGCGCCCGGTGACCGCATCAGCGAGGGACCGGCGGCCGGCAAGAGATTCGGGCGCCAGTTCAACCCCGTTCTACTCGCCCCCGGCGCACGGCGCGTCGTAGAGGTGGATGTGATGGAGCCGATGGCCGTGTGGGCGGCTGTCCTGCGGGGACCAGAACAGTCGCGGTACGTGCCGTGGCAGAAGCTGCGGGGCATCGAACCGTGCAGCGACCCGGGCGTGGTGTTCCGGGACCTCTGCGAGGGCACGTTGGTTTATCTCGCCAACGGCCCGGGGGCGTACGCCAACGCCCGTTTCCAGCTTGAGCCCACCATTGAGGGCGTGGCCGTGGTGGTGGAGCTGGAGCCGGGGCGCCACCCCGACCCGCTGTTCTACCCGGCGGATGCCGGCGCCATCGCTGTTACGGACCTGACCTCCGGTGAGGCGTTCGTGCACCAGTGGACCTTCCCGGAGGAGTGCGAGGAGGACCCTTCCACTCCGCCTGTGGGCGACGAGGAGCCGGACACCGAACCGGTGCCGGTGGGGGAACTGCCGGAGACCGGCAACTCACCGCTAGTGCCGCTGGTGGCCGGCGGTCTCGTGGCTCTGGCCCTGGGTGGCGGGCTCTACCTGTTCGCCCGGCGGCGTCGGATCACGTTCGGGGCCTGACCGTTGAGAAGCTGGTCGGGTTAGGCTGCCTGGTGGTGGGCGCAGTTGCGCTAATACTGCTGGGGAGATCAACAACTAAATAGTCAGGTGTAGAGGTTTCGCACGCGCAGGAGAGAGGGGGGCCAGCGGCCCCCCTCTCTTCGCGCCTGGCGGCCCCGAATCGTTGACAGGTCGCCTCCGCTGGGTGAGAATCGGGGACAGGACCAAGGGGGAGGCCGGGGAGCGGATGGCGCCCCCCTTGGGGACGGGGATGCAGCCGCCCCGGCCTCCCTTGTCCAGCCCCGCAGGACAGGGAGGTTCGATGATCGTTTTCGTTGAGGGTTGGCTTCGCCGCATCATTGGCCGCCGGCTGCCGGCGCCACACGACCCGCGCCAGCGTCACACTTGGGCGAGTCTGGTCAGCGACAGGGGGTGGCTCTGATGCCTAACCCGCTGGTCATTCTCGAAGAGCGGGACCGGGGAAAAACCTGGAAACCGGTTGATTCCAACGCCCCGGCCCGGGTCGTGATACGGCTACTGCCGAGCACGGCAGAGCCTATCGAGAGCCACCCGGACTGGATAGTGTGCTCCGGGTGGCAGGAGCGGGAACCCGGCCCCCGGTACACCGCTGTCTGGCTGCTCAAGAGGATTGCGCCTCAAGTCGTTAAGGATGCGGCGGTGCGGGTGCGCAAAAACCGGCAACGACACGAGACCGCCTACCGGTCACGGTAGATTTCTGGACCACTCTAGGGGACGCGCCTACGGCACGTCCCCTTAATGCTGCTCATGGTCATCGGGCCTTGGCCGCCCGTCCCGTTCCAGGTCTTCCCTCGCCCACCGGGCTACAAGCCACGCGGCCACCGCGCCAATGAGCAGGCAGCCACCGAGGAAAGCCCCGGCGCCAATGAGCAGGTCACCTAAGATTCTTTCCGCCATTGTTGCTGCCCACTTCCCGCCATGCCACGATCTGCGGCGCCCCGTCAACCCAGGTAATCACCGGCTCCGGAGCGGCGAATCGGAACCGCCCGGAAGCGGCGACAGTCCATCCAGCGTACACGGCGGCCCGGATCAGCTCGGCCACCTGCTCACGGCTATAACCCCCGTCAGGCTGTCTCACCGGCGCTCACCGGCTCCATCCCTTTTCCATCAGTTCTTCGATTACGCCCACCCGGTACCGGTAGTGCCCGCTGGGCAGGCGCACGACGGCGGCAAAGAAAGGGTCTGGGGCCAACTTCGGGTCAACCCTGCATGCCTCGTGTCGTTCGATTGCCGCGTTACGCCAGCGGGCTAGCGTGGACCGGTTTATCCGCAACCGCTTGCACAGCTCGTGTGGCATGTAGAGCGGTTCCGGTTCGAGCATTTGCGTCATCGCTTTGCCCCGGGGGTTTTCAGAAGATGCACTATGGTGGCAACCACCGAACGCATTATGATGCAAAGCATTTTGTATTGCTCGGAACCGGGCAGCTTTTCCTTAGACCACTCGGCAATGATGCGGTTGCACGTGCCCTCGTCGTCGCACAGTAGGGCACGCACGTAATGCGAAATCTCGTCGCGGCGCTCGTATCCGGGCTCGGGCTGGACAATGTCATCGTCTAACAGCTCAACGTAATCCAGCGTCTGGCCCATTCCCGCAAGAGTGGCGACAAGTAGGGCCGCAAGGCGGGGGTGTCGTGCGTAGTCCGTGATCTGTTCCTCGGCGGCCGTCAGATCGCCTTTCACGTAAAGGGCGATCATGTTGGTTGCTATCTTGTCTATGTCCGCGACCGTTAGTGCAATGACCATGGAATTTCCCTCATCATGCAGTTGAGCGCGTTCAGCTCTTTCTCGCGCCGCACGTTCACCGGTTCGGCCGGCGGGATCACCGCTTGACGCCGGGGGCGTGGGGCGGACTTGACCCGGCGTTGCCCTATCCGGGCTGGCGCGCCCCGGCGGGTCAGCCCTAGCTGGCGCCGGATTACCGCCTCGGTGTTCGCTAGCGCCCGACCCTCGCCGGGGGTACTGGACACGACGACAGGACGGCTCAGGGTTCGGTGGTAGGCGCGCAGGTGTGATCCGCCCGTCTGTTCCACCCTGTGAAAGCCGTACTCCCGCAACAGCGCGTACAGCTCAGCCCTGGTCGACATGTGACCTCCGCCTCCGGGCCTGGATTTTCCGCCGATTGTCGTCCGCCACAGATGGCGGTTTGTGCTGGCAATCGCACCAGGTGCTACCGGGGCACTCTTGGTGTCTGTTTTCGTTGCCTGGGCGGCAGGAATGACAGATCATTGCCCTGCCCACATTGCCCAACCCGCAGCGGCGGTAAAGAACGCCACGAACAGGGCGCCTACCGACAGGATGACCGCGACGAGGGCGGCCACCCTTGCCATCGGGTCAACCCCGGAGTGCTCATCCGGTATTGGATCGCGTTTCTCTTTCGCCTTCATGTTTCACCCCGTGCCTTTGGCCAGCTCGGAGGTAGTACGGCTACGGCCATGCTCCCCCGGCACATCCCCTTAGCCCCCCAACGAGGGGGTTGATCTTCGGGCTACCGCCCGCGCTATGTGACGCAGGTCACATTGTGATCGTTTGGCTGCGGACAGTGACCAAAATCGTCACTCTGGGTAGTGGCTACGGAGCAACCCGTTAAACAAGGGGGACACCTGTGGCCAATCTGCTACCGCCGCACCTCAGCTACTCGGCGCTCACGGACTACACCAAGTGCGGCAAGCTCTACCAGCTCAACCGGGTACTGAAACTCCCGGAGCGGCCCGCCTGGTGGAGCCTCGGCGGTCGCGCCGTCCATGCGGCGACCGAGGCACACGACAGGCGCCTCTTCGCCACCATCGGCGTGTGACCCATGGGACACATCACGCCAGCGGCAGCAGGGCTATTCGCCGACGCTTTCAACGCTGAACTGTCCGATGCCGTAGAGGGCGGGCTAAACCCGGCTGAGTTTAGGGCAGGCGGCAAGCGGGTCACCAAGGCCAACCCCGACCCGGCCGGGGAGGACGAAACGTGGTGGCGCCGCGAAGGACCCCAGATGGTACAGGCGTGGATCGACTGGCGGACCAGGTACCGGTGGCGGGTGTGGGCAGCCCCCCCGGACGGAGACCCGGCGGTAGAGCTGGGCATCGTCACAGAGATCGCGGGTATGCCACTCAAAATGGTAATCGACCGGGTAATGGTAATTCCCGGCTCCGAAACCCTCTGTATTGTCGACCTTAAGGCCGGCGCCCGCACACCAGAATCAGACCTACAGTTGGGTGTCTACCGGCTCGGGTTATGGCGACAATATGGGCTGTCCGTCGACTACGGCGCCTACTGGATGGCCCGCAAAGGCGAACTGAGCGAAATCGTCAACCTCACCCGGTTCACGGAGTTTGCACTCGGTAACTGGTTTGCCAGCCTGCGTCGCGGCATTGAGGCGCAGGTGTTCATCCCCCACCTGACGTCAATGTGCCGCGCGTGTGGGCACAACCGCTTCTGCCTTGCGTTCGGTGGCGACCTGGCACACCTGGACCCTGACCACCCGCAGCACAAAAAGGAGGAGACGAAGTGACCGAACCAATCCACCTGGACACTCCAACCGTACTCAAGGTATTGGAGGAATGCGTCCGGGATCGCGGCCCCGACTACGTGTACCGGGCTGTTCACAACGTATGCCTGTATTGGCACGGAGACGAAGACGCGCCCGGGTGCATTGTCGGCCTGGCGTTATACAAGCTGGGCGTTTCGGCAGACGAGCTTCGCACGCACAACAGCATAGATGCAGCGGCCATTCTGTCACAGCTCAGGGAGTCCGGCACGGTCACCTACACGGGCGAGGCGCTACACCTACTCCTGTCCGTCCAGTCTGACCAGGACATCGGCATTCCGTGGGGCACGGCACTGGCAGACGCATACCACTACCTGGAATTGGAGCACGCATGACCGACGAATACACCTACCAAGTTTCCGTCAAGTTTGGCGGGCACGACGAATCCATGGTGAACCTTCGCGCAGGAACGGAGCAGGAACTTGACACGCGCCTTCGGTATCTCATCGACAATGCGGGCACTATCGTCCTGGCTGCGGACACGCTACGTGCCACTGCTGTGGAACGTCAGCCTATGGCTGCCGCTACTGCCAGTACACCGCATGCCCACAACTACGGGGCGCAGGTACCTCAGCAGCCACCCGGCGGGCCGCCGCCGCCTCCTGCTCAGCCCGCATATCAGCCACAACCAGCCGCCCCCACCTGTGCCCACGGGCCAATGATCTACAAGTCGGGCGTGTCCAAGACCAGCCGCAAGCCGTACTCGGCCCACTTCTGCCCGGCACCACAGGACCAGCCACGGTGCGCCCCGGTGTGGGGCTGACGTGTCGAACACGTTCATTCCAGGCTCTCTACTTCGGACAGGAGAAACGATGGCCGACAAGTACCCGACCTTTCCGAAAATCCCCCGGTGGAACCGTGAAGTGGTCCTGACGGAGAAGCTGGACGGCACCAACGGCCTGGTGGCGGTGTGCCCGCCGGAGTCCAACTGGCAGGACCAGCTCACCGGGCGCACCCATCCGCCACGGTTCCGCATTCTGCCGGACGGTTGGCAGGTGGCGGCCGGTTCCCGCAAGCGTTGGCTGAACCCGAATTCTGACAACTTCGGGTTTGCCCAGTGGGTGTGGGACCACGCCGAAGACCTGGCATCGCTTGGCCCCGGCTGCCATTATGGCGAATGGTACGGCAAGGGCATCCAGCGCGGCTATGGGCTACCCGACCGGCGGTTCGCCCTGTTCAACGTTTCCCGGTGGGAAGACCCGGACATTAGGCCACCCGGTGTTGAGGTGGTGACTGTGCTGTCCCGCTGTGACGCCCGGGAACTGTCCGATGTACTCGGCTTCTGGCTCAAGATGCTGGAATCCGAGGGCTCTAGCCATGTCCCCGGATTCGCGCGCCCGGAGGGGGTTGTTCTCTACCACACCGCCGGAGGCAGCCTCTACAAGGTGACGTTGGAAGGCGACGAGGCCAAGACGCCGGAAGGCTTCGTGGTTAAGTCGGCAGGCGGCCAGAGGGACATTGGGCTCAGTCCGGAGCAGCAGGCGGCTGAGGCGCTGAACAACTGGACCAACAAGAACTGGCAGCCGAGACCAGTTGGCGTCGACCAGTTTGTGACAACGTTGGCGGCCTAGATGCCGGTGTCTCTGCTGCGGGCGGCCAGCGCTACGCAAGCGGGGCAACTGCCAGACCCGTTTCCCGGGCTCGGCAGTAGCAGGTTCGAGGTCCATCTCCGGCGGGGGCAACTGGCGATGTTGGCCGGACCACCGGGGGCGGGGAAAACGATGGTTGCGCTTATCGCCGCATTGCGGATGGGGGTTCCCACCTTGTACGTGTCCGCAGATAGTGACGAGTGGACGATGGCGGCCCGTGCGGCGGCTGCCATCACCGGACACCCGACAAAAAGCATAGAGGAGGTGATTAAGCATGGTCTATACGCTGACGAATACGGCGCCGTCGTGTCTGCTCTACCCGTCAGGTTCGTTTTCGAGCCCTCTGAACCGTCTGTGGAAGACTTGGCCCGTGCCCTCACTGCATGGCTGGAAGTTGAGGGCAGCCCGCCGCATCTGGTCATCGTAGACAACCTGATGAACGTACGCGCCGACGAGGGGAACGAATGGACCGCCATGCGGCAGGTCACAAAGGACCTGCATTGGCTGGCACGCAGTTCTAAAGCCTGTGTCCTGGTGCTGCATCACACCAGCGAACAAGACTCGGGGCACATTACCTCGGCTCCGCCGAGGTCAGCGATCCAGGGGAAAGTGGCGCAGTTGCCGGCTCTGATCCTGACCATTGCCAACAATCCTACAACAGGGGAAATGTGGGTGGCGGTTGTTAAGAATCGGCACGGACTGTCCGATCCGCATGCACGCAACCCCCTCCGGTGGGAAATAGATTTCACCCGCTGTCAGATCAACGATTCGATACCTAAGGGGTGGATTGTCAATGACCACTATGCACAACGGTAAAACGGTGTGGCATGAGCGGTTCTACCTTTACAGGCAGACTGACCCGGTAGGGGTGTCCGGCACGGGGGTAGTGGCGGAGGGGGTGAGGTTTGAGGATGGCCGATGCGTTATCCGCTGGTGCGTTCCCGGTAAGCCAAGGTCGACTTCCGAGTTTGATTCTATCGTGGAACTTATGGAGATCACCGGCCACGGTGGGTCAACTGTTGTCATGTGGCTGGATACCACCGAGGAGCCGCCGGAGGACCAGGCCGGCGTGACGGTTCACGGCAAGGCGACCGCCAGCCTGGGCGCCCTGGTGTGAGCCGCAAACAGCGGGGCATGCGGACACAGGCGTTGCTGGCAAGAACCTGGCAGTCCAACGGCTTGTTTCCGCACTGCACCGATACCGGCGCAGGCCGACCCGGTAGAGACCTGCTGAACACCCCGGGCCTGTTCGTGGAAGTCAAGGCTCGGGGGTTGGTGAGCTTGCCGGCGACGCTGACCAAGGCGGAACAGGACAAGGAGGCCGGCGAGCTGGCCATAGTGGTTTGGCGGCACAACGGCCAGGGGGAGAAGTCGATCGGCCGGTGGACCGTGACGATGCGGCTGAGCGACTTCCAGGAGTTGTGGGTTTATCGGGAACTGATGAGGAGGGCAGGGACAAGTGGCGAGTTCGACAATCGAGTACGGACGCCGGCCAGTGGTGCGAGAAATGCGAACGGGGGTGAATCTTCGGTTAAGCAACGAGGAGGCGGTAACGCTCGCAACGGTTCTGCGTCAGGTGTCCGGCGACCGCGCTAACAGCGCCCGGCTGCACGCAGGCGCTATCAGTAGCGCCCTTGCCGATGCTGCGATACCGCACATTTCCCTTTACCACGGCGCCGGGAGCGGTCAGGTGCACCTAACTCCCGAGTCCCTGGAGGAGATCAACGAGGTGGCGGCTGACATCGCACGCATGGAGGTGGCGCAGTGATGCCGAGCAAGGGCGATGTTGTTTCTGCCACGGTGGTTGGTACGTACAGCCACTGCGGTAACCGGGAGGAGCACAAGACCGGCTATCACATTGTGGACGTTGGCAAGGGTCGCCAGGTGGCGCTGCCGCCCGACACCGAGTTCGGCGTTGTAGCAAAGTGGCGTCTCCCCGAGCCGCCCGTGGGTTGCGTGGTGACCATGCCCGATGATGCCGGGCCAAGTCGGCATCTTGTCTGGCGGCGCGAAGCCTTTTTCGGCATGTCCAGGTGGTTTCCACTGCACCTGGCGCCCAACCTGAGTATCACATGGGAGAGCATTCTCCACCGGTCCAACATGGGGCGCGACCTGACCGTTTACCAGCCGGAGCGGTAGTGAAGTTCGACATGGGGGCGGTTCTGGTCCACTACGGGGCCGCCCCCTTCTCTCCTCGCACAGGTGGATGGACGCCCGTGCGGTGCCCGTTTCACGAGGACAGGCACGCATCGGCAGCAGTGAATGGTGCCGAAGGCCGGTTCCATTGTTTCGTGTGCGGCATTCATGAGGATGTGATCGGTCTGATTATGGAGCGTGAGCATGTCAGTTTTCAGACTGCCGTCACGGAGGCTGAGGCGATCACTGGCCAGCGCGCAGAAGCGGTACGCGACCAGCCGGAGCTTGGCGGATGGTTTCCTCAACGCCAGAGGCATTCCCCCGGGGTGGGCAGACAGGTGGGGGCTTGGCGTAGTCGCCTCGCCGGCGCCCTCGCATGAGCGGTTTGCCGGCCGGCTATGCATCCCCTACCGCAACCGGGCGGGTGTGATAGCACTCAAGTTTCGATGTATGCAAGACCACAACTGCAAAGACGAAGGTCACAGTAAATACGATCAGCCCGCCGGGCAGACACAGTTTCTGTTCAATGTGAGCGCGGTTGACGGGAAAGAGCAGACGATACATGTTGCAGAGGGCGAAATGGACGCGCTTGTTTTGTCGGAAGTGTTGGGCGAACCGGTTGTCGGCGTGCCTGGGGTGGACCATTGGCATGACCACTGGCCGGCGCACTTCGCAGGGTTCGGACGAATAGTGCTATGGCAGCAGGGCGACAAAGCGGGGCGAACCATGGGCTCCCTCTGGGGACGGAAACTTGGCGCGGAACTGGTGGAGCTGCCGACAGGTCACGACGTTAACTCCTACTACCTGGAGGTTGGCGACGCCGGCATTCGACAACTAAACGGGGGCGACGATGAAAACCTGGCGGATCACGATTGAATGCAACGGCCTCCCGGCGGGGCAGTACGAGAGTGACATCCCACCTGATCTGGTCAGGTGGATGCGACAACAGGCGGAGCTGATCCGCAAAGAGTCGCATTACGCGGTGCCCCGGTTTGAGGGTGAAGTGCCATTGGAGGGGTTGGAATGATACGAGACGAACTGGGTTGCGTTTATGACACCACATACTACCCCGAGGACTACCACAACGACGATGACGACTGGTCGAACCTGTTTGAGCCCGACTACCGGGACGGCGCAGTCCAACTGATTGAGAGGCTGCGCAATGGCGACCGTGATGACGACTAGCGAAGGTTCGGCCGATCTCGCAACCGCCGCCTACCAGGTGTACCAGCGGTACAAGGGTTGGGTGTCGTTTCACGCGCTACGTGCGGCGGTAGGCGCCTACTACGACAGCCACCCGGAGCTGGAGACCGAACCTGCCGGCATTGTGCATAGCCGCCTCAGGCAGGCGGCCGAACGGACTGCAAGAACGGCGAAGGCCGAGTCGGCCGGCTACCACCCGACCGACGAGTATTTCTACTCCCTGTCCCAGGTGGAGCGGCTGTTGCCGTACGCCATGGACCCGCAGGCGACCCCCCCGCCCACCTTGGCCGACGAATTGGAGGTTAACCGCCACCACGCCGGCAAAGAGGGCTACGGGGGGTGGGAGGCGGCAATAGCCGACATCCGCAAGGCGATACAGCATGTGGGTACCAGGCCGGGGGCCATACAGCACTTCCTAGGGGGGCCGAATCCGCATGTTCACGCCTGACATCTGTTACGTCCACTTCCAGAACGAAACCGCCGGGCTGGACCGGTGGTATCTGCGGTGTGGCGAATGCGGGCATGTGTTTCGTGAACCGAAAGACCTGCGCAAGGCTGCCCGGCACACCATCTGGTCGACCTGTTCAACCGACCCGAGGCGGCCGTGGTTCAAGTCGAGTCCGTTTGCCGTTTCGTGGTGCCGGGCCTGGTGGGAATGTGTGAAGGTCCGTTCTTCTAAAGTGTTCTTCTGCCCGGAGTGTTCTCATGACTTCTGACAACGCCCAAACTGTCGAATGCCGGTGCAGAAGCACCTACCAGGATGCGCTGTACGGCCCCGGTAGGCGGCTCCATAACAGGCTACAGGGGCAGAAGAGGAGGGGCTGGCGGTGTACCGTGTGCGCAGATGAGAAGCTTTCCTAGTGGATTGCCAGCATTGCGGGCAGCAGTTCGACCCGATCGCCACTAGGTGGCTGTGCCCCTACTGTAGAATGAAAAACACCTGCTGTGAAGGGAGTAGCGATGAAGCCGGAATGCCACCTAGGGTTGACCCGGGGCCAGGTTCTGGACCTGGTAGGAGACCGCCTGGGGGAGTTTGACAAATGGATGACCGGGCAGACCGGGGGGCTGTGTCTGGGCAGGCAGTACAACACCACCACCCTGGCATGGGAGACCGCCTGCGGGGGCGTGTCGCACGGTCCGGTGTACTACCCGGAGGATGTGAGCCGGTTCCTCAACGGGCAGCCGGTAGTGGACTGAACCAGGGCACAAAAATAGAGGCCGACCCGGGTGGGTCGGCCCCTATTTCCTATTCGGTTCCCTTGGTCGCTGCCAGCAGTGCCGCCCGGCGGGTAAACTCTGCCCTACTCACCCTGGCTTTCCTGGCGGCTGCCGTTATCACGCGGTCTTCCTCCAGGGTGAGGCGCATTTCCAGGCGCCTTACCGCCAGCTCGGTCCGACGTAGCGGCCCGCCGAAATGGGCCAGCCAGGCCATCACCTGGCCACGGGTCCGCTTGTCGATGCGGATTTCCTGAGCGTCCCGGACGTGGACACATATCCGGTTGAACCAGTACCGTTCGTTGTCGGCCGGCAGCCGGCCGGCTGCCACGTCGCGAGCCCGGTCACGCATGGGTCGGTCCGAAAGCTTGCCGGCCAACGCGCCGGCAAGCGTTCTCATTTCGTCCCTGTCGGGCTGCATCACGTGTCCGCGATGACGGTCAGTTCGGCGGCCGGGTAGAACCCTTCTCCGCCCTGGTCCCAGACGACAGGGTAGACGTACACCCCGTCATCGTCCAGACCGGCGCCCACCATCCGTATGGCCTCCACCACCTCACCGGTACGCCCGGTGGCGCGGCGCTTGACCCTGGTACCAACGTCCATTTCACTCCTCCCCTAGTTGGATTGCGATCTCTTGCAGCCGGGCAAGCAGCGTGACCCGCTCGGCTTTCAGTGTGTCAACGTCCGGCACGATAGGGGCGATCAGGTCCGCGATCTGGTCTCGCACCTTGAGCGCCCAACCGTCCGAACCGTCCAGCCGCCACTCTTGCACCTTCACGAGCTGGTTACCGGCTACCCGGTACAACACCACGTCACGCCCGTACAGGCGCCCGCTACTCGACTTGTCCTCTACGTAGGAGAGGAAATAGGTGCCCTCGTCCGCTTCTACGGTCGCGTTGAACTTGTGGAAGGTTCCAACGAATGCGTAGCCGGTGCGGGCGGTCCGGTCCACATAGGCGAGTTGCTTGATCCAGTGCTTACTAGACCGAGCCTTGCTATTGCTTAGCCCGTGGTCCGGCAATTCCACGATTGGCATATGCCAACCCTCCCTATCTTGCACGGGGCCGGGGGGTCCGGCCCTGAGGCTTTGTCGTTCCGACTAGCCTTAGCAGCGGACAGACGGTTGCCCGCCTGTCCGCCACTAGGATCAGTCAGTCCGCAGCCTTGCCTCCGTTCTAGCTGCCGCCGTGGTCCTCCCCGGTCAGTTCGTGTCGACGCGGTAGGCGAATGCGTCCCGGGCGATAGCTTCTGCGTCGTAGTCGGCGCCGTCTGCGCCCAACGCGGGGATGACGGCCCGGTCGACCGCGTCGGCGATGGTGGCATAGCGCATTAGTCTCTCCTGTCAGGTGGTGGCGGTCCGTGCGTCCCGCTGAGAGTCGTTCTCGACTTGCAGGAACTGGGAGCCTTCCGCACCGATGGGGGTGCACAGATAGACGCGCTTCCCTACGTCACCTGGCCGGATGCGCCCCATGAAATCCGCGACCTGCCAGTTACGACCGAACGCCCGAAACGCTTTCTTGCCCACGTCAGCCGACGTGATCTCGCGGTACATGCGCCCGGTGCTGTCCTGCTGTTCGCCCTCCGGGTGCCCGATGAGGTTGCGGATGTCCACCAGCCGGCTAGCGGCCTGTTCGGGGCGCCTCTCGGCGCGTGCATCCCCATACGCCACAACCAGCTCTACCAGTTTGCCGGCTTCCCAATCGTTCATTGCCAATCCTCCCTCTTAGACCAGCCTTGGTGACCAGCCTTAGCGGCGCGCAGACCGAAGCCTGCCCACCACTAGGATCAGTCAGCCATGCGCCTTTCCTCTACTCGCCGCCAGACCCCCCGCCGGTCCGCCTGGTCGCGCAGGAACCACGCCATCGTAGATGCCTGCCATAGTTCGGTGTAGGTGTAGGTGCGGGACCCGTCAGAATCCCGCACCGTCACCCGGTGCACCCCTCACCCCTTGCGGGGTGGCAGTAGCGACGGATCGTTGTTGAACTGGGCCACGTAGTACGGCTCCGGGATACGCCCCCCCGGCTTGAGGTCATGCCCGTGCAGCTTGGCGAATGCCCTGACCTGTTCGCACAGGTCCCGCTTCTGCGTGAGCGTTAGCCCCGCCCGGCTTGGTGGCGTCTGCGGTGCCGGCTTAGCCGGTGACGCCGAAGCCTTGGCCTGCCGCATGCCCTCACCAGCCGCCCGCATGCCCTGCGCGTACTGGGTGCCGTTCGGGTTGTCCCGGAGCCATCGGCGGATCGTGTCTATCTTCGCCCGGGTGATACTGCTAGCGCCGCGTTCCTGCGCCAGTGCCAGCAGGGCAGGCCGTTTCATGCGGTCGTACTCGTCCGGCTCCACGGCCGGCTCCGGCTTGACCTCCGGCACTGGCGCCGGCTCCGGCTTTGGCTCCGGCTTTGGTGCCGGAGGCCGGGAACCGTTGGCCATTGCCGCCGAATACTCAGCCATGATCCTAGGCGAAACTCGCCCCTTGTTGGCTACCGGGTAACCCTCGCCGCGTGCCCATTCACGCACCAGCCGGTTGTGGTCCCGGTCGCGGCCACCGTTGCCGTTGGACCGCTTGCCGTTACCGGTAGCCGATGCCGATGCCTGCGCCCGGCGCGCGACATACCGGAAAGGCTCCAGCGCAGCCCGCAGTTCCTTTGCGTGCCGGCTGGTGAGGTCAATCTCGTATTGCACCCCGTCCAGCCCGAACCGCACGGTTTCGGCCGCCTCTTGCTCCGGGTTCAGGTCATCCAACAGCCGGATAATGGTATGTTTTGCCATTGCCCTTTACCTTTCCCTTGCCGGCTAGCCTTTTGTGACTAGCCTTGACAGCACACCCGGCGCGTGTCCGGGTGTGCCATCAGGGTTAGTCAGTCATTCACTTCTGGGTCGCTGGTCGCCACGGTAAATGTCACCCTCCACATAGGTGATGAGGTCCCCGTTTGGGGCCTGCGCCACCCAATAATAGGGGGCCTCCATCCACACCAGCACCCAGCCGGCATCGGTCAGGCTTTCCAGCACGGTCCCATCGCCACCACCCCCAGCGAAAAACCCGTCACCCGATGACGTGCCCGGCGCCACGGTCAGGATGCGCAAGACATCATCCGCTGTCACTGCGGTACGCAACTCGTCTAGTTGAGTCTCGATCGCAGCCCAAAAACTATTCATTGCTAACCCTCCCTGTTTGAGTGTCTGACACACTCCCTAGGCGCACAGGTGACCTGTGCGCCACAGGTTAGTGTCAGCGTGACGGGAGAATGCCCCTCCCCGCCAGGTAGCGCGCCCAATAGCGCGACGCGCTAGCAAGCCAGAATGTCTGGCTCGGTGCCACCGTGACCGGCTCGGTTGACGCCATGTCCAGTTGCACGAATACGTACCGCAGCGCTATCCGTGCCCGGTGCCGACTAACCTGTACCGTTTCCCTGCCGACGATGCGGACCGGGGTGGTTGTCTTACCCTTGCGGGTAGCCGGGCGCCATTCGTCCCCGATTTCTTCCAGTAGCACGATATCGCCGTGCTGGATACGCGACGCCGTAATCTTTCCTTCGGCTGTCATGCTCTATCCCTCCCTTACGGAATCTCTGATGACTCCCCTAGGGTGCCGGTTGAAACCGGCACCCGTAGGCAACCGCCAGCGATTACCGCCCGGCCATGATCCGACGGAACACGTACAGCGCGAACACCTCGCGACTGAACGGGCTAGCGTCGGCTATCGACTCCAAGAGGGGCGCCAGGATGGCGTCTAGCGCCGAATCGTCCTTCGCCTTACGCTCTGTAGCCTTGACCCGCAACACCCGCTCTGCAACGGCGTGGGCTGCCTCTAGGCGAGCCCGTAGCGCGTCGTCACCGTGGCGCCGGTAGAATTCGGGCGTACCGTACCGGGTGATAGCGGTTTCACCCCGCACCACCTTTACCCGGTACTCGCTACCGACCGCGTGACTGCCCTTTGCCGCATAGAGCAGCACCGGGTCAGGCTCGCCCAGGTCAGCTACCGGCAGCCACGCATGCACCCGTTTTCCCTGATTAATCCGGGTACCGCCGAACACCCATATTTCTTCCTGCGGTTCACCCATTGCTAACCCTCCCATTGTTGCCCGTTAGAACAATCGGGTACCCGCACCCTGTCGGGCACCCTCGTTGCCACAACGGATCACCTCGCCGCGAGCCGAATCTCTCGCACGATGCGAATGATGGAACGTTGCCGGTAGCCCGCTAGGCACCGGTCGCACACCCGGTCATAGGTGACCTCGGGATCGGACGGCGGCATGCTGTACGCCATTTCCGTACTAGCGTGCCCTTTGCAGCCGATCGTTTCGCAGGACCCCGGCATGCTCGGATGCCGTAACGCCCATGTGCTCAGCATATCCAGGCACCATTGATCTATGGTGGTGTCCGCGTACCTCCGCACTGCCGCAATGCCGTCAACGAGCGCGGCAAGCTCCACCCGCCCGGTAGTGGACAGTGCGGCGAACGCCCTGCCCTCTGTGCCGGCTGACTGCCACCATGAGGCAATCGTGACCGCGGCGGCATCCGTGATTTCGCGGACACCGTTGCGTGTCCTGACTTGCACGGTGACCTCACCCGATGACAGGTGATCCGGCACGCGACCGTTCACGCGGCAGTCGATCATTTTGCCCATCGCTAACCCTCCCAATCGTTTGAGCGTCTGACGCACTCGCACAGGGCACAGATGGCCTGTGCCCCGTAGGCAGTGTCAGTCAGGCAGCACGCCGGTACGCACGGCCGTAGTAAGCCGCGCCGTTACCTCGCGTGCGGCATGATGCTCCACAACCCGCACACAGTGTGCAACGGGCGCGGGCGTGTAGCGCGCGCTCCAAGCCTCTAGCACCCTGTCCGGGTCGACATGGGGGTATGCCGCCGCAACAGCGGCCAGGAGCAGTACCGCGCTACGCCTGTACGGCCCGGACTCTGGATTGCTGATGTACGAATCCAGCGAGGTAACGGTGTGGTAATGGTGCCGTGCCGCGCTCTCTGCCAGATCCTTCAGATTGACAATCATTGCTAACCCTCCCAATCGGAACCCTGATGATTCCCCTAGAGTGCCGGTCGGGACCGGCACCCGTAGGCAGTCATCAGGCTTTCGCGCAACGCTCAAGCCACGCTAGCCGGTAGCGCACGGCAGACAGGACAGCCGGACTGGCGCCGTACACATGCGCCGCTAGCCGAATCTCCTGCCCGGTGTAGTGGCTGATGATCTCGGAATCGCAGGCGTAGAAAGTGCCACGCTCTGAACCCTCTTCCGGCAACCCGATGCGGCTGATGATTGTATCCGTCACCCATTCAATGAGCGGACCGTTCTCCGGATCGTATGCGTCCGGGCAGACATCATCGTGGCTTTCCCGAACCTCGCTCAGTGTCCAGTCAGGATCGACCCAACCATTCTCCAGAGTGAACCCGCTACCCGGTTCGCACCCGTCACCGTAGCAGTCTGTGTCACTGCCGTCCGGTGTCATCAGGTCACCCGTGTAGTAAATCTCGACCGTCATTGCTAACCCTCCCGATAGACTCTGATTGGTCCCCTAGACACACGGAACCGTTCCGCGTGCCGTAGGCACCCGTCAAAGTGCGACATCACGCTTATAGAGCGCGTGGCAGCGCATAGCCTGACCGATGAAATACCGCCTGGTCACCGGATGCAAACCAGGCTTACGTGATGACCGCAGCCAACTAATGGCATCGGTACGCCCGTATTCTGCCCAATAAGTCATTGCCAACCCCTCCCAATCATGTTGACCCGTAAAGATCGTACGCGCGACAGACCGTAGGCTGTCACGCATACATCCCCTACGCGCGTTCACCAGTCATAGCGGCAAAACTCGGCCGTTGCAACTTGTGCCATCAACTCACTGACCGGCCAGAAAGCCTCCATTCCCCCTTGTGTGGTGACACGGAGGTACCCGTCGCGGATATCCACCGTTGGCGGTAGGAAGTTGCCGTTTACATCCGACACGGCGCGTGCCGTTCCGTAGATCACGTAACCATCGATCAGCCGCGCGATTTTGTTGCAACCTTGTGCAGCGTGCACGATTTCGCAGAGTAAAACGGTGTCGTGAACACTTAGCGGCTTGTGACTCATTGCTAACCCTCCCAATATTGAGTGACTGACACACTCGCTAGGGGCACGTGCGAGACGCGACCCTAAGGCAGTGTCAGGCAAACCGCAGACAACGCCCACAGGGCCTGCCATCCCTGCCACAGATACCGCTTTCGTGTGGCGCGTAGTCGACTGACGGGCCGAACTTCCCAAGCCACCAGGCGACTACGCGAGCCACCTGTTCACCCGGCACGCGCACCACGTACCCGGTTGCTTCCGCAGGATCAAACACATACCACATTGCCAAACCTCCCCAATCGTTTGAGTGACTGACACACTCGCATTGGGTACGGCGCCAAGATCAAGACCTGGCGCCGTGTCACCATGGCACCCCAAGATCAAGACCTGGCGCCGTACCCAATAGGCAGTGTCAGACAGTATCCAGCGGAAGAACATGCCACCCGCGTACGGGGACAAACCTGCGCACCACATTGCGTGACCTAGGCGCAGCCGCAATACGGTCCGACTGCTCTCTAGTCAGATTCACGGCCACCGTGCGGTATGTCTTGCCGTAATCCTCGCTGAACAGATAGTCAAACATGGCTCAACCCTCCCAATCATGTAACGATGGCGCGGCGGCATACGAGGACAGAACGCCAGAACAGCATGCCGCCCACCAACCAAACACGATTTCATTCTCGGTAGGAAGGTAGGAAGGTAATCAAGCAATCCGGCAGACACAGAAACGACAGATCATCATGCGGCTGATTTCGATACACGCTCCCGTGATTCATGCAAAGCATATAAACGATCATGGCATGCTATCGCGACCCTACGCATTCACTGCGCTGTGTCTCACCGTGTATCCAGATATCAACCTGCAATCTCACGCCCGGGACTTCCAAGCCTCTCGCCTAGCGCTCCCAGGTGGAGCACCCCTCACGCTACCCGCTAGCGCCGTAGGCCACAAACCCTACGGCACGCCGTTACGCAATCGTTATGTGAACGCTCAAACAAGGGTGTGGCCAGCATAGATAGACAGCCATCAACCCCCGAGCTCTGCCCTGGTGTGCAGCCTGGTGGGTAGGGCAGGGAATGTCACGTCACCGCTATAGGCAATATCCCCACATCACGCCCATATGTGTGATTCCGGACATCCGCACCAGGGCAAACCAGGACATCCCGGGCGCAAGATCATAGCCTCGAACCAGGTCAAACCAGGCACCCCGGGCACACCCACACATATGTGGTCGACCCGGGGTTTTTAACGCGCGCGCGATCTCACTCTCATATACCCCCTCAGGTATACGTGTGCAGGTTGGGCATGGTGACGGCTTTGATTTGCAGTAGGAGTCCGTATAGGCCGGTTCCGAGCGTGGTTAGGAGTAGGGGCGCCGGGTAGGCTATGTGTAGGTACGCGGCGACGAGGGCTGTCATGGGTATTGGTGGAGGTCGGGTTCTGTGGTGTAGCTGATTTCGCCGCCTACTACGTCGGCGTAGTGTTCGACTTCGATCCTGTATGGGTCAACTCCACTGGTTTGGGTGACGGCCTGGTCGGCTAGGGGTGCCTGGACGTACCAGGTGTGGGTTACGCGCCACCAGGTGATGTCTGGGGCGGGTTTTGGGGTGGTTGTGTCGTTGACTTCGGTCATGTTTTCTCCTTAGTAGTCGGGGCCTCACGCGGCCCCTGGGTCGTGTCCGTTTGTCGGGGGTTGTTCGTCGGCCGGCTGGTCGATTTCTTCTGCGATGGTCTCAACGACGGCTACCTCCAATTCGGCGAGGGCATCCTGCCACCTTTTGGCCATGTTGATCGGTTGTTCCTGGGCTACCGTGGCAAGCGTTTTGGCGTACTGTTCCGGAGCCCGGAAGTAGAACGTGGCGTAGGTGGAGTCGAATGTGCAGTCCGCGTCCCGCAGGTAAAGCGGGTGGTTGGGGAGTTTGACGGTGGCGATGCAGCCGGTACAGTCGCAGTTGTCGGGGGTTTTGGTTTCTCCGGCCAGGATGGCGTGGCAGGTTCGGTTGGAGCCTCCGTTGCGGGTGTAGACGGCGATCCTGATACCGTCGTCGCTGTTTTCTACCCACGAGTCGCAGTAGCGTCCCACTTGGCTGAACTTGGTGAATCCAAGTGCGGAGAGCAGGAGTTTGCCGCGTATGCGGGGTTCGCGGTGGCCGAACGCAAAGTTGTAGAAGCTCATTCTGCCTTCTTTCGTAGTGTAGCCACTAGGTTTACTAGCCAGTTATGCGTGGTTTCGGCTTCGGCCCTGGCGTAGCTGTGACGGTGTATGATTCTGCCGATTGGCGTCCCGGTAATCATGGTTTCCCAGAGCCTGGGAGTGGACCCACCTGGGCCGTGGTTGACTCCTAGGAACACGGTTGATACTTCGATTCCGTCTAGGCTGGCGTGGGCTAGCTTTAGCTTTGCGCTGTCGAACCAGTTGGCCCATTCCAGCAGGTTGCTTTCTGGCTCCGGTTCTCCTTGTTTGTTGAGTCGGTATAGGCTGAATGGGGCGAGCTCGTTCATCTCTCTCCAGGGTATCGGGTCGCGGTGGCAGGAGCACCAGGGGAAGTGTCTGTCCCATGGGATGTAGCGGGCCGCTAGGCACCAGGAGTGGTGCCAGTGTCCGTGTAGGCGGATGTATATGCCGCACATGTGGCGAGGTGGGGATTTGAACCCCGTATCTCCACCCTGGGCGATGTAGGTCGCATGGGAACCCATTGTGGGGCTGATTCCTCGCCGGGTCGGTTACGGCCCTACGGGCAGTAGGGGTTGTAGCTGTTCTAGCAGGTGTTCGACTTCCAAAAGGCCCTCGCATCCGTCTTCTGCCGCCAGCTCCCGCAGGGCTGGCATGCCGGCCTCTATGGCGTCGGTGACTTCCTTTCTGAGCGCCGGGCGGCCTTCGCACCACCACTGGACCTCGCTGGGTGGACCGACGTGGAACAGGGCTCCCTTGCCGTCCGGTACTGCCCGCCAGATGCGGGTGGTCCACAGCAGCGCTACCCCGGGGTTGTGTAGCAGTGGGATGCCGGGGGGTGGGGCGATGGCCGCCGGGTCGACAGGGCGGCGCCGGGCGTTGGGGCGGGTGAGGAATGGGCAGATGCGCACCGACCAGACGGCGCAGTCGTGGTGGCAGGGGGGTTCGGCGGTTACCCGGTTGACGCCACACATGGGGCCGAGAACGAACGTGCCCCACACGCCGCGTACCCGGCCACAGACCCAGCAGAGGTTGAATCGGATGGCGTCCCGGAGCTTGTCTGTGATGCGGTATTCCGGCTTGCCGTCCTTCCAGGCGACGAACCAGGGGACTCGGGTCCTGCGTCGTGGGTCTATGGGTAGGTGCCGGACGTTTGCCGGCTCGGGGTGGGTCACGGGCGGGGGATTTGGCGGGGGGTTGGCTGGGGCCGGGCCGACTTCGGGGTGCTCAGGCGGGCTTCGAGCTGCCCCACCCGCCGGTACAGGCTCCGGAGCGTGAACGCGCTGAGGAGTTGGCCGGTGACAAGCCCGGAGAGTAGTAGCCAGAGCAGGATGGTAGCGATTGTGTCCATACCGGGTATGACTACCGAGGCCACTGTTAGTGGCGGGGTATTCGTGTGATCTGCGTCACACCCAGGATTGGTCTGCTACACAATGAAGCGAATGCAACAGTTGCCCCTATTGACAAGGTTCGTACAATGAGGGGGAAGGGGGTAGGGGGATAGGGGAGTAAACCCTACAAACCCATTAACCCAATTACCTAACTACCCTACTAACGAGTCGAACCCTATCAGGGTTCGACTCTTCTTAGTTTATACCCATAGGAGAGTAAAACAACATGCCAGTTGACTTTGTACAGTACGGGTTTGATCAGTCGTCGATGCTGGACCTCGTTCTGGTGAACGATGTCGGTGGTCTCACCAACTTCACCCCTGACTCGGTTGAGTTCACTCCGGTGGGTGTTCTTGCCAAGAAGGTCGACGAGTCCCCCACCGGGGACGTTGAAACCACCTGGTTTGTCCCGTGGACCAATCTCAGGGTAGCCAAGCAGGTTGTGGGTAACACCATATCGCCTCCGGCGGGTTAACAAAACCTTACCCCCCTCCTCCCTCTCTTCGTTCGGTCGTCGGGGGGTACCAGGGGGGTTTTGAGAACCCTTTCACTTCCCAAAGGAAACCATTGTGGCGACCGCAGCGTATTTCACCTGGGTCGCCGAAGGTAGTGCGTGGGACCTGGCCCGCCCGGTGCGGGAGCTGCGCAACTGGGCCGAGGCGAACGCGGTGCCCGTGCTCGGCACCATAGGCAACGAGGCCCATCTGACCTCCGGCTTCCCAGAGGACCACACCCCGTTTTCGGTCACGGCCTGGCCGGTGCCGCTACCCCGCTACGTGGTGACCGCGATCGACCTGGGCGACGTTGACGGCCTCGGCTGGGCGATCCTGGCAATGGCGCGCCGGGGCAAGCTGCCCTGGTTGAAGTACATGAATGTGCAGAACCGCCATTACGTCTACTCGGATGGGTTCACCGAGTATTGGCCCAACGGCGATGCGCATATCCACCTGAGCGTTTTCTCCGACGACCTGGACACATCCATTGAGCCGTTCGACCCGTGGGAGGACAGTGGGATGGAGCTGGAGACGGCCACGGTAAGGCGCCCCCGGGACGGGGCTCAGATCAACCTCTTGGACACGATTGCGTGGACGGAGGAACGCACCTATCGGATTGCGCAGCAGCTTGAGGCGCTTACGCGGCTGGTACGGGAGCTGGGTGCCCCCGAGGCGGCTTCTGCGGCCGAGATCGCCCCACAGCTTGAGATTCGGGCCAAGCCGTGACCCTGGGCGAGCTGGCGACGCTGGCGACTGCCCTGATCGTGGCGCTACTGGCCTGGTCCGCCCGGCGGCAGGTGCAGAAAGTTCATGTGTTGGTGAATTCGCGCATGTCAGACATGGAGAAACGGGTACGGCAGTTGACTGCCGCTTTGGAGGGGTCTGACACCCGGGTACCGCCAGCCCCCGAACGTGAAGGGATTTAGCATGCGAACAGCTAAGGCATGGCTCGGTGCCGCGTCGATCCTGGTCACCAGCCTCACGGCGATCCTCGCCGACAACGTTTTTGAAATGAGCGAGATCGCGGTTCTGGCGGCCGTGTTGATCGAGGCCGTGGTGGGCGTGTGGGCCATCTACCGGGTGCCCAATGCGGGCTTTGTGGAACGGCCCCTCCCAGAGCGGCTGTAGGGCCTCCACAAGGCTCACCCTTACGAACGAACCTACCCTAACCAACGGTCAACGCCCCTGTGTGGCTCTCAGCGGGGTTTTCGGGTGGGTTTTGTTGAATGCGACCCCCCCCCCAATGCGCCTCACGGCGTAGGGGGTCGCTCTAGCGCGCTGATCCTGTAGTGGGCAGGTGGTCAGTTAGCCCTGGAACAGCGCCGCAAGTCATGACAGGCCGGAGGTGGGCTCGGATGGGCCGAAAACGCGCGTCTCCTCCTGCGCGCGCACACGCGCGCACGCGCGAGGCCGGTTCGAGGAACGGGGTAGCGCCTGCATGACTCTCACCAGAAAACAAAAAGCCGCCAACACCCGCAAGCGAAACAAGTTCCTGGAACTTGTCGCCGCCGGCATGAGCGTCAAAGAAGCATGCCGTGAAATCGGCGTACACCGGACCACCTACCAGCGGTGGAGGTCAGAAAACCCCGACTGGTCCATTCGGATGGACCAGGTGCAGTCCGCCGGAATCGCCGACGCATCCAATGGGCGCGTGCCCGGCTTCGCCGAATTCTGCAAACGGTACCTGCACCAGCCGATCTACGCCCACCAGCAGAAATGGGTGGATCTGCTCGAAGGCAAAACCCTTCACAACCTACACCCCTCCATGGTCTACGAACAAGGCTCCCCCAACCACATTCTCATTAATACCCCGCCGGAACACGCCAAGTCCACCACCCTCTCAATCAACTACCCGACCTGGCGGCTATTGCGCGAACCCAACATCAAAATCATGTTGGTTTCCAAACGGGCCGAACTGGCAGCCGAATTCCTCTACGCAATCAAACACCGGCTGACGCACCCCCGCTACGCCGAATTGCAGAAAGCGTTCGGCCCCCCCGGTGGATTCAAAGAGGACGCCCCCATCTGGGCGGCCGACCGAATCTACCTCGGATCACAACGCGACTCCGGCGAAAAAGACCCAACCGTGCAAGCCGTCGGCCTAGGCGGGCAGATTTACGGAGTCCGGTCCGACCTGATCATTGTTGACGACGCCGTGATCCTCTCCAATGCCCACGAGTTCGAGAAGCAAACCCGCTGGCTGCAACAAGAGGTCATTACGCGACTCGGCACCTACGGCACTTTGCTTGTGGTCGGAACCCGCGTCGACGCGATCGACCTGTACCGGCACCTACGCACCCCCGACCTGTATCCCACCGGGGAATCACCCTGGACCTACCTGGCGCAGCCGGCGGTGCTCGAATACGCCGAAGACCCGAAACTGTGGGTCACTCTCTGGCCAAAGGCGCAAGAACCCTGGCCCGGGTCCAAGGACGTTAAACCCGACGACGACGGGCTGTACCCGAAGTGGACCGGTCCGTACCTGGCTCGCCGGCGAGGCATGATCGCCTCCCGCACCTGGGCGTTGGCATACCAACAGGCCGAAGTCGAAGAAGACGCCGTGTTCCCCGCCGAAAAGGTCAAGGCGTGCCTGTCCCAACGCAACGCCGGCAACCTGCGCCGGGACGAATGCGGGCGCGACATGAACGGCCTCTACGTCATCGGCTCCATGGACCCTGCCATGGTGGGCGACACCGGAGTTGTCGTCAAGGCGGTCGACCGGCACACCCGGAAACGGTGGATACTCGACGGCCGGCTACGCACCGGAGCCACCCCCGGCTGGATTCGTTCCACAATCAAAGAGCTGACCACGATGTACGGTATCCATGAATGGAGGATTGAAAAGAACGCCTTCCAGGCGTTCTTATAGCTTAACCCAAGACCCGGAACTGCAAGAATGGCTCGGCTCGCAAGGTGTCAGACTATCCGAACACCACACCGGCAAAAACAAGTGGGACCCGATGTTCGGTGTGGCATCCATGGCGATCCTGTTCGAGCTGCAACTCATCGACATCCCCGGACTCAACCGGCCAGAGGCCATCAAGCAGCTAGTTGAACAACTTATCGTCTGGTCACCGGAATCTCAGGCAAAAGACGACATGGTAATGGCCCTCTGGTTCGCCGAAATCCGGGCACGCGAAGTATGCCAAGCCGTGTCACTCGACGCAGACGGCCCCAGTCCCTACCAGCGGAACCGCTGGCTATCAAAGCGAGGGCGCAGAAACCAAGTCGTCATAAACCTGAACGACCTGGCGGCGGCAAAGGTGCAACATGCTGGACGCTGAACAGATCCACAAAAAGCTGCTGGTACTCAGGCGGCGCAACCATACCACAGACCAGAAGTGGGAAGATGTTCACGCCGCCCGTCGCGGCGACCTTGCCATGGTGGCGCCCGACATGGTGTCCGAGGACTTCCCGAGGCAGATTGTTGCCAATTTTGTCGACACCGTAGCTCGCGACCTGGCCGAAGTGTTCGCACCCATGCCCTCGTTCAACTGCTCATCGGCCACAATGGCATCCGACAATGCCCGCAAGTTCGCCGACAAGCGCACCAAGATTGTCCATTGGTATGTGAACCATTCCAAGCTTGCCGAACAGTCTCTGTACGGGGCCGACCATTACGTCACTTACGCCCGGCAGGTGTTCTACCTGGAGCCGGATTTCGAGGCGAAAGCCCCGAGGATCGTGGTGGAGGACCCCCGGGGTGGGTATCCTGAGTTCGACCGCTGGGGCAGAGTGGTCACCTACACCCGGCGAACCTACTGCGATGCTGAGGTGTTGGCCTCCCTCTACCCTGAGTACGCGGGGTTAATCCGGAAGCATGCCAAGTCCACTCCTCACACGGGCGAGACACAGATCGAACTGGTTCGCTACTGTGATGCGGATCAGATTTCGCTGGTGCTGGTGGCGCAACATCCGGTGATGTTGGAGGACATTCCCAATCCGCTGCACGAATGCCCTGTGGTTGTCATGCGGAAGCCCTGGGTCGATGAACACATGCCTAAGGGTCAGTTTGATGACGTGATCTGGGTGCAGATTGCGCGGGACGTGCTTGCCAAGCTCCAGATGAGTGCAACCGAAAAGCAGGTGCAGGCGCCGCTGGCGTTGCCCAACGATGTTCAGGAGCTGCCTTACGGGCCTGATGCCTATATCCGAACCAACACGCCTGAAAAGGTTCAGCGGGTGGGTTTGGAAATGGGCACCACCGCTTTTGCGCAACAGGAGCTGATGGTTCAGGAAATGCAGCGGGGGGCGCGTTACTCTGAGGCGCGGACCGGCGGCATTGACGCCAGCATTATCACCGGCAAGGGCGTCGAAGCCCTGATGGGCGCTTTTGACACGCAGATCAAAACCTACCAGGTCGCCGCACAGGTCGCGTTGGAGGACGTGATCCGGCTCTGTTTCAAAATGGACACCACGTACTGGCCGGACTTGGAGCGTACGATCCGTGGCCAGTCCCATGGCGCCCCATACAAGGTGACCTACAAGCCCTCTAGGGATATCCAGGGCGACTTTAGTTGCAATGTGTCGTTTGGGTTTGCGGCCGGGCTTGACCCGAACCGGGCCGTGGTCATGATGTTGCAACTACGCGCCGAAAAGGTCTTCTCCCGCGACTTTTTCGCCCGCAGCCTGCCGTTCGACTTTGACGTGAATTCGGAGCTGTCGAAAGTCCAGGTTGAGGATGCCCGTGACGCACTGTTGCAATCGATGTTCGCGTTGGCGCAGGCGATCCCGGCCTATGCGCAGCAAGGTATGGACCCCGCGCCCGTGGTGCACCAGATGTCTCAGGTGATCCAGGGCCTGCAAAAGGGGCGCCCGGTGGAGGAAGTTGTGTCGGAGGTGTTCGCGCCCCCTGAGCCGGCCGCCCCTCCGGGGTCAGAAAGTCCAGTAGAGGGCGGGGCCTCTGAGGGCGGCCCCGGTGGCGGGCTCACCAGCTCCGGCCTGATGACCGGCGTCCCGGCGGGGCAGGCGGGGCAGGCACCGGGGGGCCGGCCGGACCTGTCGGTCATGCTGGCTGGGCTCACCGGCTCGGGTCAGCCCCAGATGTCCGCCTCCACGATGCGGCGACGGCGTTTCTAGCTGCTGGAGCAGCGCAAGGCTTACCCCGAATAGGGGCAAAGCCGCCACCATGAGCAGTATGCCTGGGTGTGGTGCAATTGCGTACGCCCACATTGGGCCGGCAATGCAGGCGAATATGCCAAAGTGGTTCACGGCTTTAGCCAAGCGTATCAGTGTGGACATGAGCGGGATTGTATCAAGCTATGCCTTTTAGGAGCCAGGCTCAGCGGCGTTGGATGCACGCCAACCGGCCAGACATGGCCCGTCGTTGGGAGGAAGAGACCCCCACCGGGCGCCGGGTGCCGAGGAAGCTCGGCAAGAAAGCCCGCCCGAAGAAACGGAGTAAGTAGGAATGCCAAAGAATGCAGGATATAAGCCATCTGCGGGGAGTGCCAGCTCGCCGCTGACCGAACCCCGGCTACCGAAGCCGGGCAACCAGGGCGACGCGAAGGCTTCCGGACCGGGCTCAGGCAACCTCAAGCCGAGCATCCGGGGCGGCAACTCGATGAGCAAGCCCGCCCGGGGCCGGCTGGCGACCAGGCCAACCAAGTCGCCGGGCGCGGGCACCCGGGGTAGCGGGCGTACAAGCAACAGCATCCGCCGCACCTAAAGGGAGCCTGGCGGCATCCTCACCGCAACCGCCAGGATCACCACGGGTGAGCGTGGCCCCCCGGGGGGAAAGCCGCGAGACCCCCCCGAGGGGCTGTCAGGGTAGCACATCCGGGAAGTGCGCGCGGCACGGCTGGCTGCTGTCGCACCCCGGACCCGGGCACCTGGCCGCGACCTCGGCACGGTGCCCCGCCCACGCCAGCGCCGCCAGCATTCCCACGAACACGAACACGCCGAACCAGTTGACCCCTTCTACCCAATGGAACATGGTTCCCCCTGTATGCTGTCCGCTGGTGCCGTCCTGGCCCCTGAGAGGAATGCTAACCCTCCCAAACCAGGATTGCCCACAGAACCCCCACACGTGGCCGCCCCCCGGCCCGGCGTGGGGGTTCTGCTATGCCCCGCGAAGGGGACTCGTATGACTCAGCCCTCCGGCCGGGGCGGCTACCGCCAGCCCCGCCATCCGGCCCCAGCGTCGGGACCAGGGCGCCTCTCTCGCAGAACCGATGGCGGCCCGGGTGACCGACGCGGCCGGCAACCGGTCCGCGATTTGCCCAACCCCGACTACGGGGAGCAGCAGACGTTCCGGGACATCCAGACCGGCGCCCCGATGGCCAACGCGGACGGGCAGCCGGCGGTGCAACCCGTCGACCTGTCCCGCGTAACCCCCCTGGGCGCCCCCACGGGCAACCCTGACATGCCGGTGACGGCCGGCGCCGACTCCGGCCCCGGCCCCGGCAGTGCCGCACTCGGCCTGGGCGCCACCAGTGACCCGGGGGTGCAGACGCTGCGCGCCTACCTGCCCGGCCTGGAGGCCATGGCCGAGAGTCCGCAGGCGTCGCGCGGTTTCCGCATGTGGGTCCGCCAGCTCCGGGCGGTGCTCTAGTGGGATTCTTTGAGCGTTTCACCTCCACCTTGGATGACTGGAATTTCCGCTGGTCTGACGCGGGCACCAGCCTTGGCAATTCGTGGGATGCTGTGCGCGGGGGTTGGGCCGAGCAGCAGGCCATTGTTAGTAACCTTTGGGGCACCGCTTTCGGTGGGCACGACGCGAAGGAAAGCGCTGACGCCTTTTGGGCCTCCAAGGGCCTACTGGACCGGGCAATGGGCCAGTTCGATTTTGCCGGCGAAGCCGTTGGAGGTGTGGTTGGCGCCGCCACACAGATGCCCGGCATTCGGCAGGGGCTGGCGTTCGCCGATGCGGCACAGCGGGAATTGGTGGGTAGGCCGCTTGCCACGGCGAGCCTGATGCGCGGTGACGCGGTTAACGAACGCGACTCGGGCATTTTCCTTGACGCCGATCGATGGAAGCAGGCGTACAACAGCACAACGTATGTCACGCCCGGCCAGGCGTTGGTATTCGCCACGGGCAGCACGGCTCACGGCTTCGTTGGCGCGTTCGGTGTGGAGCCGACCGCCGAACAGCGCAAGTCGCTCATAGTCGCCAGCCCGCTTCTGGGTACACTTCTCCAGGACCCGAAAAACTACGACCCCCGGGTACGCGACGAGGGCCGCCGCGCCTACTACGACAACGCGCTACTAAAAGGCGTCTCCGGCACTATGGACGTGGGGATCACCATTTTTGGCGACCCTACCGTCATTGGTGGCAAGGCTGCCAGGCTGGCGAAGCTGCGCTACGTGTCGGATGAGATGTCAGCGGCGGCTATCCAGTCAGGCCGCCTCGAATCACACATCGACAGCAAGAGCTACCGCCAGGCGAAAGACTTCATCGGCACTGCTGAGAACAGTGAAGTTGTGCGCCGCCGCATGTTCAACAACCACTACGACGGGGGGCTGGTTTCGGCGCTGTTGTTTGACGCCGCCCGCACCCAGGACGCCTACGAGAAACTGGGCGGCACCGTCGACCTATACGACACCACGTTTCGTGCGTTGTACGGCGAGGTGGAAGCGTGGGAGACACTTACCCGGGAGGCCCGGCACTACGCCGATGCAATCGGTAGCGAGAGGGCAAACTATTCGATCGCGGAAGCGGCTAAAAGGTACGGTACCGGCGATGGGGCCGTTGATGCCCGGGTAGAGACCCTGATCGAAACCAAGGCCGAGGCGTGGGTTGACGCCACCGCTAATGGCTACGGCATGTGGGGCAAGGTTGAGGATGCGCCATTGGCCGGACAGGCTGTCCCCCGCCTGCGTGCCACTTCGGCATGGCGTACCGGGGTTCACAGTTTCGTCCGCAACAAGGTGCCGACCATTGCCGGACATTGGGCAAGGCGGGCCGCCTACGCCCTGCCGTCTCAGCGTAGCGGCAGGATGCTTGACCTGAACGACGCCAACTCGGCCAGCGTACTCCGGAACACGCTGGCGCTGTCCCGGATGAGTCAGCATGAGACTGACCGCTGGGTGGGTGCCTACGCCCGTGCCACCTCGCCGGAGGCCCGGTTCAACATCTACAACGCGGCCGAAAACTATGCTTTCAGGTTGCACGCGAGGGCCTACGGGTTGACCCGTGAGCAGCTTGACGCGCTGATACCTGTGATGAACCGGCACCGCAAAGGCAATCGGCAGATTTTGTCGGCGAACCGGCGGTACGCCTCAGAGGACGTGCAGAAAGCCTACGAGCGGGCGTTGCAGGAGAACCGGCTACAGTCTGCCGCTCAACTACAGACGATCCGGCACAACATTGACGAGGCGGTGAAACGGGGAGAGCACCCGGACGCATTCTTTGCTTTGCCGGACGAGCATGGCCAATTGACTTTGATCCCGCAGGACTCGAATCTCCGCCTGGACCAGCCGATCATTCTCAGCCAGCATGCCGACGTGGTGCCGGTGGTGGACTGGAACGTTCTGGAGAATGCCCTCTGGTGGCATGTCGGGTTTGGGCGTGGCAAGCCGGCGAAGTTCGGTGGCCAAAAGGGTGAGGCCGCGCTTGCCAAGCTCGGGGAAATAGGTTACTCGGTTCAGGACATCAGTCGTGGTGCCCTTGAGGCGGCCATGTCCGTGTGGAAAGTCACGGCCATTCTGCGCCCCGGCTACGTTTGGCGCACCTTGTCTGACGAGCTTGGCCGCGTGTGGTCATTGCAGAAGTCTTTCACCTCACTAGCCACAATGGGCCGTGGCGTGGCCAACACCTCTCACAACATGCGCACCAGGTCTGGCCGCCTCATGGGTGAGGGGCTGTCTCGTCGGGTGACTGCCGCCCGCGCCCGGGGTGAAGTCATTGAGGTTGACGCCGACGCGGTTGAGACGGGCGCCTCGGTGGAAGTGCCGGACGGGGTGCGGCTTACCGCTGACGACGCGGCGGGCGTTGGTGCGGACCTGACCTATCCGACGTTGGAGCATATGCTTGGCGATGGCGTGCTAGGCGTGCCCGACTATATCGCCCGCGTGGAGGCGATGGGCGAGGCGGGCACGCTGCCACCTCGTATTGCCGAGATTTTCGACTCCCACCGGAACGGTATCAAGCCTGACGACGAATACCGACGTGACCTCATTGACGAGGCGTTGCTGTCGGTGAACCGGGCGGCTTACACAAGCCCTGCGTGGCAGCAGGTCATTCTTGGTGGTGTTCTCCGGGAACGTCAGATGCGTTCGGCTGGCACGGCCGTTGGTGTCCCTGCCGCCTCGCTTGACGCGAGCGAGATTGCCCGCATTAAAGAGAAGGTGTCCGAGGGGATGTCGCTTGACGACGCAGCCCCCCGGGCGCTGTCCGCCGACGAGTACCGGATTTTGCGGGAGGGTTTGGCCGCCGGTAAGAACGCCAAGAGGCTCCGGGTGGAGCTTTCCTCCCTGACTCCGGCGCCGGCAGGTGGTAGGCCGGCAAAGTGGGGCGAGCCGACGCTTGTGGACCCGCTGACCGGCACCACCCCTGACCTGACCCGGACTCAGGTGGAGAAGTTCGTCATTGTTGACAGGCGCACGGAGTTCCGGCCAGACCCTGACGGGTCGTTCCAGCTTGACATGCTTTACCATTTTGTTGCCGATAACATTGACGAGCTGATGAAGCCGAGGCGCATGCTGCATGTGCAGTTAACGCCACATGGCAATCTGTCTCTTGGTGTTGGGCGTAGTATTCACCCTGAGGCGCCGGTAAAGCCGACCGGCGGTGTGCGGGTGGAGCTTCCGTGGCGCGATAAGGACCGGGACGCTTTTCGTGATTCGGGTTCGGCGGATATCGTGGTCAACACGCCCGCTGGCCGTATCGCGGTGCAGGGTGCGTTTATCGGCGGCGAGGGTGCGCGTTTCCGGGCGCAGGCGTCGAACCGTGGCCCGGATGATGCCTGGGTGGATACGAAAACGGATATCGAGTTTGGGCGGTTCACGGCCAATTCGGGTCGGTGGACCGACGTTGGCCCGGACACCTGGGCCGACTACCGGGGGGCGTGGGCACGCGCCGTCAACAAGCAGCTCGGTAACGACGAGGTAGCCAGGCAGTTCATGCAGGGCAAGTCGTACAACGACGTGCTGTTGTGGATGTTCAATACCCCCCAGGGGCGGGCTTATCACTGGCGCATGGGGCCGCTGCGGTCCCAGTTCGCCGAACAGGTTTCCATGGTTCAATCCATGGTGAACACGTACGTACCTATGCGGGAGGCGAAACTAACCGAGTCGATCACCCTACGCGAAAAGGTGATGCGCGGGGACGCTACAGCCGACGACCTTGAGGCGGTTGTCGGCCGCAGCGAAATGCCGAAAGTCCACGGCGCCAGCCTTGAGTACGCCACCGGCCGTGGTCCCATCATGGACGGTATCAAGCGCACCACGGACAAGGTGTTCCGTATCCTGTCGGACCTTCCAAACGACAAGTTGGTTCGGTTCCCGTTCGCAGCTGAGCGTTACACCGCGCATGTTCAGGAACTGGCCAACGTCAGGGGTGTGCACAAAGCCCGCGCCGGGCAGACGTTCACCCCGGATGACCTGCGTTCCATTGAGCGTGTGGCGCGGCGTCGCGCGCTACAGGATGTGCAACGCTACCTGTTCCAGACAAACGCAACCCTGGACCTTTCCAAGGCTCTACGGCTGGCGGTGCCGTTCGGTAGCGCCCTCAGTGACTCGTTTCTCAAGTGGGGGCTGGTGCTGCGAGAAAACCCGACCTCGCTGATCCAGGTGTGGAAAGTGTGGAATTCCCCGGAGCGGGCCGGGCTGGTGGCCGACCAGGACGGCAACGAGCTGGAGCTGGAGGACGGCCGGGAAGCGTGGTACTCGGTTGACCCGTCAACCGGCGAACGTACCCGCCTGGAGGACCACCGGCCTAAGGACCGCTTCATCACGTTCCGGCTTCCGTCTTGGCTCTCGGAGCGTTACTACGGGGACGATGTGCGCCCGCAGGTGCGTATCAACAAACGGGTTTTCCGTACCGCTCTTGACCTGCCAACCGCCGGGCCGCTTGTGGCGGTCCCGGCCAACAAGTTCGCTTTGGACAACCCCGAGTTCGCCGAAAACGAATTCGTGAAACAGTGGATTCTGCCGCTTGGTGCCACGTCGGATAGTTCGGCGGTCATCATCCCGTCTAACGTGCAGAACTTGCGCCGCACCGTGTTTCCCGAGTTTGCTGAACAGGACCGCAGAAGCGCGGAGGCGCAGGCTATCGCCATTTTCGCTGCTGACATGACCAGTCACAGCCTGGGGCAGCGCGCCAACCCGCCCACGTTTGAGGAGGCCAGGGAAAAGGCAGCGGCGATGCGGGGTATCCGCTTCTGGGCGTCGTTCTTCGGTGTGTCTCCGCAGATTCAAAGCCCGTACCAGCCGTACGTGGACTACTACCGGCAGCTCAGGACGCAAGAGGCCGAGCTGCGCCGTAAGGCGGCGGAAGAGGGCCGGGACCAGGCGGAGGTGCCGGCAGCCGATCAGCTTTTCTACGAGCAGATGGGCGACGAGTATTTCGCCCTGACCGCCCGGGTCACCCGTAACGCACTTGGCATCCCGGCCACCATTGGCAGCCATCGCGCGTACAAGAAGTACCAGGACCTGATTGACAAACATCCCGACATCGCTTCCCTGATTATCGGTCAGGAAGGCGCGGGCGAGTTTTCCCGGTCGGTGTACGAGGCACAGAAGCTACAGCCGCTACGCCCCGGGTCCGCCGAGAAACAGCGTGAGCGGCTGTCGCCTGAGGAGTCCTGGGCGGACCAGCAGAGGCGCCGGGGGTGGTTGGAGTACGGAAAGTTCCAGGACATGGTCACGAATGACCTGATCCGGCTCGGGCTGACCAGCGTGGAACAGAGGGGGGCGGAACGGGTCAAGGCGTTTCGGGACGCTTGGATCACCGAGCGGCAGTTTGTCAACTCTCCGTGGGGCGAAACCGTACTCAACCCGTGGTTTGAGGATTTCCGCACGATTGACGGGTCGCGCATGACTGGGCGGCTGCACAGTTTGCGGGACATCGTGCAGGACCGCCGGCTACAGGGCCGGGACGAGATTCGGGGCCTGGCCGCGTACTTGCAGCTCCGTACCCGATTCCGTAACACGCTTGAGCGTAACGGTTTCGCCTCGTTGGCTTCGCCTGGTGCGGAGGCTTTGCGTGGCGAGTGGCAGCGGACCGTGTTTGAGCTGAGGGAACAGAGTCCGTCGTTTTCGGCGCTGCATGACCGGTGGCTTACCGGTGACGAAACGCTAGCGGCCAGGGAGTAGGCATGAGCAACGCAGGTCCCCCTGAGCCTTCTATCTGGCAGCGGCTCAGTAGAAAGCGCCTCCCGTCCATCTGGGATCGGATGGCCTCTAGCGCTGGGAGCGCGACTAGGAGGGCTCAGCCGCTTGATGCCAACTTCCCGGTACAGCCGCCGACCCCGGTCGGTCCGCAGCAGCCCAACCTACTGGAGTTGTTCCCCAACCAGCCGGAGCTAGGCGCGAAGCCGGGGCCGTTCGGTCAGGAACGCCTCAATCTCGATCTGAAACGCAACCCTCACAAGCCTGGCACTCCGGCCTATGACCGGTGGGTAATGGGTTTGCGTGAGGACCCGGAGGACCCCGCCTACAACATTGCGCTACGGGTGGTGCAGGGGCCGGCGCATCGTCGTGAGCAGATGCGCGGCGATAGCGCCACGTTTGGTCAGCAGGTGAGCGACCCGGATGTGACTCCGGAGGGATTCGCGGCCCGGCAGCAGGTTATGGAGGATCGAGACCGACTTCGGACGGTTCTGGTGGGGCCGGACGGGGAGCCTCTACGCGAACAGCAGGTCGTTTTGGACACCACGGGGCAAGAAGTCCCGTTGGGCACGGAGGCGGCTGCCGGCGCCAGCCCCCCTCTGATCGTCAATGCTGAGGATGCGGCCAGGTCGGGCCAGTTCGTGTGGATGGGGGGGATGGGGGCGACGGAGGACGCCGGCCGGTTCGGCCAGTTGCAGGTGGGGGCCGATGCTTACATGTCGGCTGAGGATGCGCTGATGCTGCCTTACCGTTGGGGGCCTGAGCAGATCGCCTATGCGCAGGAAGCGATGGGCTTGGATATCACCGGGTTCGCGGACCAGTCGCTCATTAGTGGTTGGGCACATCTTGTGGCCTCAGCGGCCGGTTACGCTCAGGCCGGGCGCAAGGTTGACCCGTTCATGCTGCTGGACATGACGTTTGAGGCCACGCAGGCGGCCCGTCGCGGGTCGGGTGGTGGCGGCGGGGGTGCCGCTGGCCCCAGCCTTTCCCAGACGACGGCCATTCTCAACTCGGTCATGTTGGAAGAGGCTGGCCGGGAGGCCACCCGCGATGAGGCTCAGCAGTTCCACGCGGCGTTTTCTGGTGCCGGTGAGGTCGACCCGTCGCAATTCGCTACAGACTGGATTCGCGGGGTTGTCGGTGGCGAGGCCGCCAGTTTCCAGGCCGCCACGGATTATTACCAGGCGATGCTGTCTGTCCTAGGTGCGCAGACGCAGGCGGAGGGGGGTCCGCAATGAGCTATGACCTTTCAATCGCCGACACCGGCAAGTTTGCGCCCTCGGGTAAGATCAGGCCAGACAGGGTGAGTACCGGTCCGCAGGTGCCGTCCAATTCGGGCGCGGGTCCGTCCGGTGGCGGTGGCGGCCCTGGCCCCGGTGGTGGACCACCCCGGCCGGAGTCCGAAAAGGAGCTTTCGCTATCTGAGCTGGCCGCACAGTACGGCTATGCGGCTGCGTTTTTCCGGTCTGATGCCGAGCTGAAAAAGCTCATTCAGCAGGCGGTCAAAGAGCAGTGGTCGACCGCCAAGTTCCAGGCCAAGTTCATGGCGTCCAAGTGGTACAAGAGGCATACGGCATCGGCGCGTACCTGGCTGGAGCTGGAGGCGAGAGACCCGAAGGAAGCGGGTAGCCGGATAGCCGAGCAGACCCGGGCTATTCGCGCTCAGGCAAACCAGATGGGGATTTCCCTGTCGGGCGGTAGGGCTAAGAAGATGGCCCGCGAGTCTCTGATGTTGGGTTGGTCACCGCAACTACTCACGGATGCGATTGCCGATGAGTTCAAGTACCGCCCTGGGGAGACCTCCGGCCAGGCGGCCAGTATGGAGACGTTTATCTCGTCTACTGCGGCCGACTACGGGGTGAAGGTTTCGGATTCGCGGGTGGGTAGCTGGTTGGGTCGCACGCTACGCGGCGACTTCACCGAAGAGAACATTGTGGACCTGGTGACCGACATGGCACGGACCCGGTATCCGGGGCTGGTGGAGCTGTTGGACCAGGGGCGCACGGTTGCCGATGTGGCCGAACCTTACCGCGACAGTTATTCCAGGTTGCTGGAGGTGCCGATCTCAGCGGTGGACCTGTTTGACCCGCATCTGCAAAAAGCATTGCAGGGCACCCGTTCAGCCACAAAGGCCGGGTCCGCTAGCGAGCCGCCACAAATGCAGAACATGTTCGACTTTGAGCGGGACCTTAGGCGTGACGCCCGTTGGCAGCGCACCCGCAACGCACGCGATTCGGTTATGAACGCGACCCATGGCGTTCTCAAGGATTGGGGCCTCTATGCCTGATGAGGGTGCCTTTGACCTTATGCGTGCCACGTTGCGTGAGTGGGGGTTGGAATCCTTGCTGCCGGATGTGCGTGAAATGTTGGAGGACGGCCGGGCGCCGGAGCAGATTTCTGTTCTACTCCAGGACACGGAGGCGTATAACCGCCGCTTCGCAGGTAACGAGCTGCGCCGCCAAAAGGGTCTGGCGGTGTTGTCGCCGCGTGACTACCTGCAAACGGAGCTGGCGTACCGGCAGATCATGGAGTCGGCCGGGTTGCCTTCCGGTTTCTACGACTCGCCGGAGGATTTCGCCGACTGGATCGGCAACGACGTGGCGCCCTTGGAGATCAAAACCCGGGTGGATGAGGCGTTGGATGTCGCGTTCCAGTTGGACGAGCCGACCGCACAGGCTTTCCAGGACTTCTATGGCATCAGCCGTGACGGCCTTGCGGCCTACTTTTTGGATCGGGAGCGGGGCCTCCAGGAGCTGGAGCGCACTGCCAGGGCCGGCCTGATCGGCGGGGCGGCGCGCGCTCAGGGGCTCAGTGTTGGCCGGGGGCGGGCCGAGGAGCTTGCCGGCAGCACCACGGTTGCCCGCGACGACTACCGCCGGGCTCTAGGCCAGGTGGCGGGGCTCACTGAGGACGCTGGCCGGCTGTCGGGCCTCTACGGTGGCGTGGACTACGGCCAGGACCAGGCCGAGCAAGAGGTGTTCTTTGCCGACGAGGAAGCGAGGCGGAGGCGCCGCAAGTTGATCGGCCTTGAGGAAGGCGAGTTCAGCGAAGGTTCGGGGGCTTCTCCGGCGGCTTTGGCGAGATCGCCTGGTCAGGTTTAGCCCTTTAGGCGCGGGTAGGTGCGTCGGTCGCACACAGGGCTCATGTCCCTGCGTTAACCGGTTCGACTCCGGTACCCGCAACTCCGCACCCGTTTACACCGGCAACGGGATCGCGTGTATTGGACCGGGAGTCGTGGACGCCGGCTGACCTATCCCCACGGGTTGGCTGTTGGTTCACGCAAACACTTTCTCTCCAAAGGTGGGTGTTTTGTATGTCTGAATGGAACCAGCCGGACGATTTCGATGACCTCGAAGAGGGCGAAGAGGGTAAGGGTAAGAACCCTGTTCGTGATCGGATGAGGAAGTTGGAAAAGGAAAACAAGGAGCTGCGGGAGACCAATGCGAAGCTGTCTAGCCAGACGCGCAAAACGTCTGTGGAGCGGCTTCTGGCCGACGCGCATGTGAAGCATGCTTCCAAGGTGGCCGGGCTTGTGCCGGGTGACGTGGAGGCGACTGCTGAGGGTGTCAAGCAGTGGCTGGACACCTACGCTGACGTGTTTTCCATCGAGACTGAGGACGACGCCGGCGAGGGGGGCGACTCCGATGGGGAGCCGACTCCGGAGCAGGTTGAACAGGCTCAGAAGATGGGCCGCATTGGCAAGGCTACGGCGTCGAACACGACGCCCACTAAGCAGGCTGATCTGGCAAAGCGTCTGGCTGATCCGAAGCTGACCCGTGAGGAACTTCTCGGGATGATCGAGGAGGCGGGCGGCGGTTTTGGTTCTGGCTGATTCCTTAAACGAACCCACTTTAGGAGAGGGGGTGTAAACAATGTCTGATGACTATACTGACATTCTGTCTGGTACGTCTCTCGGTCTTGAGCTTGTGCAACAGGCGTTCGATCGACTGGTAGAGTACGCGCTCCGTGCGCAGCCTCAGTACCGGGCGGTTGTGGACAAGCGTCCAGCTCAGCAAGCGATGCCGGGCAGTTCGGTCGTTTTCAATATCTACGCCGATCTGGCTCCGAACACCGCAACGCTGACGGAGACCACAGATCCCGACGCGGTGGCGATACCGTCGACCACGCCGGTAACGGTGACGTTGAATGAATATGGCATGGCGTCGCTGGTGACTCGGAAGCTGCGGCTTCTGTCGCTGTCTGACGTGGACCCGGGCATCGCGGACATCATCGCATTCAACATGCTCGATTCCGTCGATATCCTGGTGCGGGACACCGCGCTTGGCGGGACCAATGTGGTCCGGGTGAACGGCGGCTCTGTGCTCATCAACTCGGGCACTACCGGTGCCGTTGTCAGCGGGGACATCATGGAGTCTGCGGTGGGACGGTCCACCGTGGCTGTTCTGCGGAACTTCAAGGCCATGCCCCGTGTGGACAACCTGTACGTGGCGTACGTCAACCCGGATGTGAGCTACGATCTCCGAAGCGAGACCGGCACGTCCAACGCGACGTGGCGGACACCGCACGAGTACAGTGCGGCCGGAAACATCTGGGGCGGCACGATCGGCGAGTACGAAGGAGTGCTCTATGTGGAGACTCCGCGTACGTTCTTCGCTGATGACGGTGGCACTTCTGAGACCGTTCACCGGTCTCTGGTGTTCGGCCGGCAGGCCATCGCCGAGGCGGTTGCCGAAGAGCCGGGCGTTCGTATTGGGCCTGTCACTGACAAGCTCATGAGGTTCCGACCCATCGGCTGGTATGGATTGCTTGGCTGGAACATCTACAGGGACGAATGTATCGTCCGCTGGGAAACCGCCAGCTCCATCAACACCACCAGCCTGTAACGGCAACTAGAGGGGAGCCCTCCGGGGCTCCCCTCGTTCTCTCCCCATTGGAGTAACACATGGCAGTAGGCTGGTCGACCACGGCTGCCGACGACGCGCTAGACACGCTGGTCGGCACCTACGACTTCATTCAGCTCCACACCGGAGACCCGGGTGCCGCCGGAACCTCCAACATCGCCACCGAGAACACCCGCGTACAGGCCACGTTCGGGGCATCCTCCGGGGGTACGGTCACCACCACGGCAGACCTCGAATGGCTGTCGGTACCAGCGGTCGAGGACTTCACACACTTTTCGGCATGGTCCCTTGTCACCGCCGGGGTGTTTGGTTTCTCCGGAACAGTAGCGGCAAACGAGGTCGGCATCGGTGACGACTTTGTTGTCCAGACCGGTGATCTGACGGTATCTGTCGACGTAGCGGCGTAAGCCGTGGCTGTCCGTGCGTTCGATGGCAGCTCCCGGCTAGAGTTCGACCTAGGCAACGTCGGTGATCTGAACAAGGGCGCCTTTACCGTTGCCGCCATCGCGAAACGCACGTCGGACGGTGGCGACAACCGGACCGTGCTGTCCGCGCAGCACAGCGGTTCGTCCCGCCGTTCGTTCATGACAGCGCTAGACAACGATCTACTTCTCGTGTCGGGTGGCATCGGGGTTGAGTCGTCCGTTAATTGGGTCAGCGCCGACGACTGGTGCCTGGTCGCCATCACGAAAGCCGCCGGAGACTCGACCCCCCGGTTCCACCACTTTGAATACGACACAACCACCTGGACACACCAGGACGGTCCAAGCACACGCGAAGACGACGGCATAACCATCCTCCATATCGCCATCGGTCAGACTGACCAGGACTTTGGCTTTATTGGCCGGATGGCGGTTGTCGGCGCCTGGGAATCCGAACTGTCAGATGGCGCCCTGGAAGCACTGACGGACGAACTGTCGGCCTGGGTGAGCGCCACCCCGGACGCCCTGTGGCCACTCAATCAGACCAGCGTTTCCACCGCTGTTACGGACATCACGGGCGGGGGGGCCGACCAGTCGGCCCGCGTTGGCACATCGGTGGCAACCGGCGATGACCCGCCGGGGTTCAATTTCAACCTGACCGAGACCGTTACCGGCACGGCGACGGCAGACCTTGGCGCCCTGACCGCCACGGCCACCGGCCAGACGGTTGTGGGCGGCGTAGCCCTGGCAGACCTGGGGGGGCTCAGCTCCACGGCCACCGGCCAACGGACTGTTCACGGCACGGCGGTTGCCGACCTCGGGTTCACGGCCACGGCCCTGGCGGTCACCCGGGGGGTTGCGGTAGCCGACCTGGGGGCGCTGGCCGGGCAGGCGACAGGCAGTCTCACCCGCTATGGAACCGCCCTGGCCGACCTGGGGGCATTGGACGCGACCGCCAAAGGTCCGGTCACGGTTGCCGGCGTCGCGGTGGCAGCCCTGGGGGCGCTTGCCGCAACCGCAACGGGAGACCGCAGCCAGCTTCCGCGATTCTTGCTTGAGGGGCCGACGTACGTGGAGAACCTTTGGACCACGGACCGGCTGTTCTCACGGTACAAACTGAGGCGCGGAATCACCTTGGCCATGGTTGACGGTGTTGTGTCTGAACTGCGCTACCCGTATCAGGAAGACCTGGAGGCGTACGACTTTGTATACCTGGGTGGGCATGTCCACCGGGTTTCCAGTTTTGAGGCGCAGCTATTGACGGCTGCCGGCTACGGGGCGTTTCTGACCCCGATCTAGGAGTTTTGGATGGCTAAGAAGATGAAGGTCCCGCCGGCGGCTGCAAAGATGGCCGGCGTCAACAATCCTAAGTCGTACAAGGCGATGCCCCCTAAGGGTAAGTCGGCTGCTGCCAACAAGGGTGGCGGCCGTGCCCTCCGGGCACCGAAGAAGAGGTGACCAATGGCTTACTCTACTATCGCTACCAGCGTTGGCAGCAACGATGACGTTGAGCTACTTCAACCGGTGTTGGGTGCTACAACGGCCGGCGACAACGTTTTCCTGCATGTGTTCTGGGGCGATCCGAGCATCACTGTTGACGACCTAGGCCATTGGCTTCTGGTGCCCGGCACCAATGTTACCGGGCCGGAGTACAAGTCCGCTATCTACTACCGCACGCTTACCGGCATCGATGACATCGTTTTGGGTTGGGATGCGGCTTGCGATGTCGCCTGGCAGACCATTAAGTGTCGCGGCCTGGGCGCTGTGCCCACGGTGACCGCTGCTACCCGCATGAGCAATTCGGCTGCTCTCCTGCCGCGCGTGTCCGGCCTTTCCGGCACGGACCTTGTGCTCTGTTTTGCCGCCGGGGTGAGTACGGCGGGGAAGGCCGAAGTTAAGGCGACCCCGGACGTTGGGTTTATCACTTCCGAGGCAACCACTTCAATCGCCGGCACTTCCTTCACCTCGGCTGTCCCTACCCTGTGGGTTGGTCGGTTTAATGGTGCTATTGGGGACCTGGAGACCACGTTCCCGGCTGCCGTGTATTTCGACCCACCGCCGACCCATGCGGTCGGCCACACCGTGGCGATCAGTGTCGCCTAATGGGCGTTACGTGCACATGCGGAGGTGGGCATCGCACTTTTGGTGCCTGTCTCCGTGCCAAGAACTTTTCGGTCGGCTACTGCCGCTCCCATATCGACAAGAACCCGGCCCGGCACGACTACACGTCCAACCGGTCGCATGAGCGTGAGCTGGCGCTGTACCACCAGACGCGAATGCAGGGGATCAGGCCGGGTGGAACCAACACCGCCGCGATCCGTCACGCGCTGGACCGGTCTGACCAGCTCGGTCGGCCGTACAACGCCGCTAAGCCTTTGGAGTGAGTGAGACGTGACTGTCGAATCCCCCTTCACTTTGCGTGCGATCACAGAAGAGGCACGCGAATCGCTGCACTCGTTTGTTGGCCAGGAGCAGAAAACGTCACTGGCTGCGCCCATGACCGACAGCGAGTTGACGTTCCAGGTTGCGGGCGAAGTGCTGGTGTCTCGGGGGATGGTGGAGATTGGCGACGAGCTGGTTTATGTGGCTGCCGTCGACACAACCACCGGGACGGCCACGGTTGAGCCGTGGGGGCGGGCACAGTCGGGTAGTACCGCAGCCAGCCACGCCACGGGCGCTAAGGTGACCATGGCGCCGCTGTATCCGCTCCAAAGGCTCGCCGGTATCACTGCGGCTATCATGCGGGAGATTTTCCCAATGGTGTTCGCGGTTGACGAGACCGAACTTGACATTAATCCAGCTCGGTCGAACTACGTGCTGCCATCGGACGCCTACCAGGTCTTGTCGGTGGAGTGGAATTGGCCCGGACCTTCGGGCATGTGGGTGCCGGTGCAGCGGTGGCGGCAGAACAAGCCGGTGGCGGGCTTGGAGCTGGAGATTCTTTCGCCGGTCTGGCCGGGCGAGGGCCGGGTGCGTGCCAAGTATGCGAAGACCCCTAAGTCGTCGTGGGACTTGGACGATGACCTCAGCACGTACGGCTACGATTTCGAGATTCGGGATGTGGTTGTGCTCGGCACGGTGGCGCGTGCAATGGCCTACACCGAACCTGGCCGGATACAGGCGCAGTCTTTGGAGTCGCATGGCAGGTCTGAGGCTGTTCCGGCTGGTGCCGCCCACACTGCCGCCCGCTACTTTTTGGCCCTGTTCCGTCAGCGTCTGGACGAGGAACGGGCGCAGATCCTGCTACGGCATCCGATCCAACCGCATAGGACCCGCTGATGGCACGTAAGTATTCTAATGTCTCCGTTGAGACCACGCTAACGTCGGGCATCGACTCGTCCCAGACATCTATTGCGATCAACGACACCGGCGGCTTGCCGGCGTCGTTTCCGTACTCGCTGATTATCGACTTCGAGGCGGCAACCGTTGAGGTTGTCACGGTCACGAACCTTTCCGGTGGCACGCTCACTGTGGTACGTGGTGAGGATGGCACTGCCGCTCAGTCTCACGATGCCGGCGCAGAGGTGGTACACGGGGTTACCGCGCGGGACCTGTCGGAACCCCAGCAGCACATTGACGCCACGGACGAAGTGCATGGCCTGCCAACGGGTAGTGTCATCGTGGGCACGTTGGCCACGCAGACGCTGACCAACAAGACGATTGACGCGGCGTCCAACACGTTGACGAACATTGGTGGCGACTCTTTGGCCACCACCCTTAGTGCCCCGACTGTGGATGCCACGTTCCAAAGTGTTACCCTGTCCGGTCCTGACCCTGATGTCGATGTCGCCACGGAACTTGCCGGCCTGCGCACCGATCTTGTCGACCTGGGTACTGAGGTTGACGACAACGCAACCGACATCAGCGCCCTTGAGGCCCTTTTCCCTCCGTCACAGATTGCGGAGGTCGCCACGGATTTCAACAACTTCACCAGCGCTGCCTTCACTGCCACGAGTACACCTTGCGAGATCACCTTTACGGCAAACTCGGTGGGTCGAGGTATGATCCACTACGCCGTACAGGCTGATGCCGACAACCCGGGCGAGCGTTTGCGTGCGGACATCGCCGTACACGAGGATGACATAGGTGGGGCCGTTGTGGCCACCCCCAATAGCAATGACTGCATCAACAAGTATTTCGACCCCGAGGCCCCACAGGAGGAGTCGTTCTCCTACTGGCGTCGCCTGTCTGGCCTCACCCCCGGTGGGACCTACTTTGCGCAGCTCCAATTCTTCACGGGGAGCACCACCGTTGACATCCTGAATCAGAAGATGACCTACGTCCCGGTGCCGTAAATGAGAATCCCAGCTATGCTCCCGGGGAGCCTAGCCCGTAGGCTGGGCTCCGGTGACCTTTTCTCCCGGTCCGGTGTCGCGTACAACTATGCGATTGCCGGGCTGCCATTCATGTCTGCGGCGTCACGGGACCGGCCGATCGTACGCGAAACGGCGCCGATCAGTAAGGAACAGTTCGACAACCAGCGGCTTCCCGGTGAGCAGACACTGGAGCACTGGTGGATCAGGTCTCAGCAGTCTTTTCATGGTGGCGCAGGGCAGGTGTTTGCCGACCCCACGGAGGACAACCCGTTTAATGCGATCAGGTTCCGCACGTCTCGCAACGTTAACGTGTGGGCGCAGGGGGAGGTCAAGCTACTCAATGCCGTTGAGTCGGTTGACAATGGGACACCAACGCCGGGGTTGTTGGACGCGACCGAGTTTACGTTTGGCGACGGCGAGCACGCGGCGGCAGCCATCGACGCAACCGACATCCACTTTGTCACCTCCGGTGACTATGTAGCGCACACGCTGACCGTTACCACGTCTGCCGCAACGGTTACCTCTAACGGAACCCATCTGTTTGTGGCGGCACTGGACGGGGTTTGGTCTGCCCCGATCCCGGCGGATTTCAGCGCCGCGCCTTCGTGGACGAAGGAATACAACGTTTCTACGTCGGACCCGGTGTTCATGGCGTTTGTCAAACAGCGGCTCATTCTGGCGGTCGGTCCGGTGCTGTATCAGCTTGTGCCTCACCCGACCACGCCACCGGTAGCCTTGCCCACCCCCCTGTTTACCGAGGTAAACGACAGTTGGGAGTGGACTGGCATAACGGAGGTTGCCGGCGCGATCCTGGTGGCGGGCAACGCGGACGGGGTTCGCGGGGCTATCCTGCGTCTCACCTTGGATGTTGACGGGGAGCTGCCGACACTCACGTCGGCCGCGACGGCTGCCCAACTTCCCTCCGGTGAGGTGCCGCATTCCATCATGGGATACCTTGGCCGGTTCGTTGGCATCGGAACCAACAAGGGTGTCCGGGTCGGGGTGGCTGACTCCACCGGCAACATCGAGTACGGGCCGCTGCTGTTCGACACTACCGCGCCCGTACGCGCCTGGTCCGCCCGTGACCGGTTCCTTTGGTGCACTGTCAGTCGGGGCAACGAAGGTGACTCGGGGTTGTACCGTATCGACTTGTCAACGGAAATCGCCGATCTGCGGTTCGCCTACGCGACAGACCTGGTAGCCGGCGGGGACACGTCGGACTGTGTTGCCATTTCGCACCTGGGCGCATCGGATCAACTGTTCTTTGCGACCGCATCGGACGGTTATCGGGAGAATACCGGGGCGTTGGCCGTTTCGGGTACGTTGCAGACGAGTCGCATCCGGTTCAACACGATTGAGCCGAAAGTGTTCAAGCTGATCCGTGTCCGTGGTCCTGTGCTAAAAGGGCCGCTGACGATGCAAACGGTCGACCAGGGCGACAACATTGCCACCGGGCATACGTACAGTGCCGGGCGTTCACCGGGCGATTCCGACGTTAAGGTGGTCACACCTTCTGAGCCGGTGGATTTCATGTCGCTGTTGTTCACGTTCAACCGGACGTTGTTGTTGAATGGGCCGGTGCTCTGGGCCTATCAGCTCAAGGCGTTGCCGGGTTCACCCCGCCAGAGGGTCATCCAGCTACCTCTTTGGTGTTTCGATTGGGAGGTTGACCGGCTGGGGCAACGGCGCGGCAGCGACGGTAGCGCCTGGCGGCGCATTCGGGCGTTGGAAGAGGTTGACGAGGCCAGCGATACTGTCGTGTTGCAGGATTTCGATATTGCGGAGAATGTCGAATGTGTGATCGAACGGTTAAACTTCGAGCAGACGGCACCCCCACCGAGCGCGGAGGGGTGGGGCGGGGTAATCACGCTGACGCTGCGGACCGTGTGACCCCGGAACCGTTTCCGCTTCCCACCGGACACCTGTTTGGCCCGTCGCGGTTTCACTTGCACCACCATGACGGGCGTGCCCGGCTTGAGGGTGCGGCGCTGCGCAGGTGGCAGGCAAGGTTCTGCTCAGCGTGGCGGCGGCCGTGGATGCACCCCTCCGGGCTCTACGACGGCCACACGCAACGCGCGGTGGTGGAGGTGCAAGAACGGGCCGGCCTGTCCCGCACAGGGCTTCTGGGGCCGCGCGAGTGGGCGGCCGTGTGGACGCACACCCCCGCGCCCAAACCCCCACCGAAACCGCCGGAACGTAGGAAGTTGACCCGGCAGGAGCTACGGGAGCGGCGACGCTACTGGAAGCGGGTTTCAGAGTGGCAGGTGGAGCCTGGCACAAGCCCCGACGCGCCCGCCTGGTACCCGGGCAGGCCGTTCGGCCCCCGTCACGAGGGAGAGCACGTCAAGGCGGTCCAAGAGGTGTTGGGGTTTCATGTCTCCGGCCGGTTCCAGGTGGCTTTGGCACGCCGGGTCGCCGGCGTGCAGCGGGCACACGGGCTGCCGGAGTCTGGCGTTGTGGACGCCCGGACCGCGACCCTGATCGAGTCTCTGCGGAAATAGAAGAACGCCCCACCCGGAAATCCCTCATTCCCCGGGTGGGGCGTTCTTTGGCGTCCTGGTGGAGGCGCTATCACACCCACCTGACGCCGCACCCTCCGTTCCGGGAGAGTGCCGGGGGTTCGCATCGAGTTGATTCCCTTGTGGGGAAACCGCTCGGGGTTTCTCAGACGTTAAGCTACCCGTCGCCGGCTGAACAGGTCAACCACCGTAGCCAACGGTTCACTCGGTTGGGGGACCTCACGGCTAATTTGGTCATGGTTAGCCACAGATTGGCCATCGGGTTGTGAAACCGGCTCAGGCTCAGGGTCCGGTGTCCCGAACCGCATCGCCTCGTCCAAAGCCGCATCCTCTTCGTTCCAACCGATGTAGCGCCTTGTCATCTCTGGCGTGGTGTGGTCCAAAAGCCGCTGCGCGGCGTGAATGCCCCAGTTGGCGGCAACCCACCTGCCGCCGGAACGGCGCAGCGTGTGACCGCCCTCCCCCGACAGGTCAACCTCGGGGCCGTAGAAGTCGCGCAAGACGCGCTGTATGGAGCGCGTGACGTTTTCCGGCGTCATGGGCTGATCCGGGTAAATGGGCCATGTGGCCCGCGCCTTCGTCACCCCGGCGGACAGGTGGTGGGTGTGCAGCTTCTTGGCCAGCACCGGCCAAGAAGGTTCGGGCTCGCCGTACAGCGGCACGAACCATGCCAGGTACGCCTCTAGCTCCCGCGCGATGACTGGCCCTATCGGCACCCGCCCCCCGGCCACGACCCGCCTCATCTTGACGTTGTAGAGCCGCGCCCACCCCTCGTCCCGATGGAGGTCTTCCCAGCGAATCGCAGCCAGGCTGGACGAACGCAACGCCCACCACAATCCCAGGGTCACCATGAGGCGGTCTCGGGGGTGAGCGGCACAGTCGATGACCTGGCCCCACTGTTCGTGGGGGATTCTCAGGTGGGTGGGTTGGTCGCGGCGCTCCCCCTCTTCCCGCTTGGCCTTGGTGGTGCTGATTTCGTGCTCAGCTCGGAACCCCGGGTCGATCCACCCCTCCCGACGCAGCATTTCGACGAAGTACCGGAGCGTGCTCCGGTCCAGGGTTAGGGTGCTGCCCTTGCGTCCGGTGCGGGGACGACCCCGGTTGGTGACGACCCTTGCCGCCTGGGCGGCCGGTGACTCTCCCGTCCAGAGGTCCAGGATCGCGTCCTTGATGTGGTGCGGGGTGAGGTTCCGGGTGGCGGTGTGCTCCCCCCGGGGGGCCTGCCGGGCGAGCGCGGCGAGGGTGCGCCGTTGGATGCGGATGGTGCCCGGGTCTAGCCCCCGGTCGGCTTCACCCCGCAGGAACGCCTCCGTGGCCTCGGCTAGGGTGACTTTGGGGATTGGGCGGCGTGCCATGGCAACCTCTCCTAGTGTCGCGCTGGAAACGCAGGGTTGCCGTATGCCATCATATCAGACATACGGGAAAGTCGCGCAGAAACATGGAGTTCTCTGGGGTATCCCGACGTACCTGCATCTACCAGGCAATATTGACGTTGGTGACTAGCAGTTTTGACCCT